CCTTCAGAAGAGTAGGCGGAGGCAGGCATAAGCTGCTCTAAGAACCTACTGACAGCGCCATCAACCCATTTGTAGTAGTCAACGTATTTGTCCAAGTCAGGAGTGTTGCCAATCCTTTCAAAGAACAGTTGACGAAGTTTCGCCAAGTCCTTATATTCGTGTCGGTATCGGTTAACCGGCTCGCCGATGAGGTTGTCGAAGTCCTTAAGTGTGGCGAACATATTGATCATTTCTTCCGAAATGGTCTGGTACATGCTCTTTTCGAGCGCGTAAACAACCTTTGATGGTCGTGTCTCTCTGGTGAAGAACTCATCGTCACGTCTGCGAATCTCGACCATATCGCTGCTGTACAGATATTCTGGTAAGACCATCTTAGCAGTAGGGATGTATCGCGTGTTAACAACGTTCGTCTTGTTGTCCAAGAAGAAATCACCGATACCTAGGTGCTGCATTCTGACTTGTGGGCTGAACTCTTCCTTGTATCGGTCGCCGTGGTCCGCTGATCCGGAAGACATATCATGCACAATGAACTGTGCATCTTGAGTGTTTAGTGCGGTGGTCGGGCTGTCTCCGGATCCAGTGACATTATCAAAGTTCCAGTGAAGCGCCAAAGTCGCAAGTTGTGGCACATAAACGCCACTCATCGCAGACTGATATACAAATGCATTTTCGTATGGGCTGGTGGTACCGTAGTTGCTCTCGTCCATCGCGTGTGCAAGAACGACATTATCCGGTATATAACTCATCCAATAACGGAGATTTCCGACATCAACGTTGGAATAATGAAGAACAGTTGAGCTAGTAAAGTCTTGGTGTAGGGCGCCGGCGTAACATCGTTTGGACGAAGACAAGAAAGTTTTACCAACTGCTTCTGATACGGTAGTGGAAACACTAAACTCGTTTTGTACCAAATCGGTGAACATGTTAACGCCGTAGAACTCAACATCAAACGAGTTATCAAGACCGGCATTAAAGCTGGTTGCAGTGACAGTTGTGACGCCACTCATATCAATAGACGTATTCCCTGCAGTACCATGGGCTGCTTGGGTGAGTGTTATTCGCAATGGACCGGTTTGTTCAGTCGCGGCGATTGCAACATCGGATGCGTTGATAGCATCTCTAATTCTTTCTCCTACTGATGCGGCACTACCTAGAGCACCATTAACACCAATGATTACATTATCTCCATCTTTGGTGCCATCTACGGTTGTGACAGCGCGCTTAAATATAAAACCTACTGCAAGTCCTGCAGCATCTGTAAGGGTAAAAGTCTCACCGGTGAGCGGTCCACCCGTAGTGGTGATTGCTGCTGTTGCGGCACTAGAAGATCCGCTAACTTGATCTTGCCATGGGTATTTCGAGGGCTTGACTCTGACTGCAAAGTTCCATCTCGTATCGTCATAAATGTCTTCATAATATGAAGAGGTCAGCACGCCCAAGTTGGATGAAGATAGTTGGAAGTATGCTCTCTTAGATTCTAACCTGTCCTTGATTGCCATAACGCGGAGGTCTACGCCGTCGTCGGTTGGGAACCTAGTATCAGTGGTGCTCTCAACCGTGCCCATGGCGCCAAACAAAGATGCAGTAAAGAATGAGTCTTGGAACCATGTAGTGCTATCAGTTGGTTCGTCCTTCAGCGGGAAGAAGACTTCGCACTCGATGGTCTGCGGGTTGTATGCACCAAAGGCGCTGCCGCTAGCAGAGCCTGTAATATAAGCTGCTGCATGAGGGTTGTCATATACACCGTCTACAGACATAGACATCGCTTGATAAACCGTTCCTTGGAAGCGGTCTGGATGTGAGAAACTTACATAGTTTGTCTTATTCGATGTACTGCGCCGGTTATCTTTGAACACATAATCCGATTGGTCAGAGTATACATTAAGCTTTACGAGTTCATCATCAACTCCGAAGCACCGTAACATATTGCGGAAAGACTTCTCGGTTCCTTTTGACTTGAAAATGTAGAGCAAGTTGGCGTAGATATTGGTGTAAATCTGATTTCGAGTATCTGCCAATGTCTCAGCATATTCTTTCTTTTCGTTGCGATGTAGGAAGTTCTCAATGAATTCTGCTTCTTGCAGCAGTTCCGGTGTTGCGATTCCAAATTGTGAAACAAGCTTGTCTGCGAATGGGATGGGCTTGTAGCTAGCCGAATGTGCATTCTGGGTGTAAGCTGTCGAATATCGTTCTTTAATCTTACCCATCGCTTCAATCTGCAGATGCAGTTTATCGAAGTAGCTACCCATAATCTGAGTCAATTCACTCAGTGTTTCAGATTCCTCGGCGCCTTCTTCAGATGTCCAAGACGGGAAACCAGCAGCTATTTTAGAAGGATTAAGGTTATCATGCGTAGAGCCGGATGCGGCTAACTCGCCACGGAGACCAGAAACTTCTGGGTGTGCTCTGTAGATAATTGGATCGTGGAACTCATAGCCATTGTGACTACCAGAGGTCATAGCAGAGCCAGTATTTCTAACCTCTGCTACACCACCACGCCACCAACCATTTGAGATTCGACCAGAATAGTCCAGAACCGTTGCATCACGGCTAGCCGTATGCATAACACCTTCGTTGAACTTATAATAAACTCCGAGACCAACGTTGGATAGATCAGTGTTGGTTCCGCCGGCGATCTGAGTGTGCCAGTATCTTCCAATCTGCTTGGCATCACGGACAAGCTTCCAATAACGAAACTCGTCCAGTGAAGCTGAAAGCTTTGCTCCGCCCTTGGCAATCGTTGTCGTATCGTAATACCCTGTGGCGCCGGAGGGTGGAGCACGTAGGGCGCCCAAGTTTGCGGTAATGGAGCCGGTGACTCGACCTAAGGCTGCAGAACCCAGCTTTGAAGAACCGCTGACTTGTCCGTTGACAAACAATCTTGCGTTAACGCCGTCATCGTCCGGATCATTCTTAAGAGTAATAGCATAATGTTTCCAAACACCGTCAGCAACATCTGATGGGGTGATGGTCGCGATGGGCTGATTGATGAATCCCGACGTACCTGATTGGGCTGTCAACCTGATGGCTGAGCCTGCATCGGCGCCGCCCGTAAGCTCGATCATTAATCGACCATAGCCGGCTGAAGATGAGTTCTCGTTGTTCCAAAGGTCGAAGATTACTTCGCGTTCGGTCTTGCTAGTATAGAAATCATTTTTAAGGAGCCAGAACTCAACGGTTACGCCTGTCCGGAGGTCAAACTCCATGTTGTATTCTCTGGCTGAGCCTGAGTCATAAACATTGGAAAATGTGAAAAGCTTTTTTGAGCTTACATCGTGAGTCTCAAACGTACGATCAGCCGAACCGGTGTGAGGACCAGCCTTAATCTCGATGTACTCAAGGATATTATTGCTGGTAGTGTCTGGCATACCATAGCCGCCAACAGTCTCGTCCGAAGAACTGACCATGCTGAGCCAGTCGCCTGAACCAGAGGTGGTACCAAGAGAAACATAACCTGTTGATTTCGGGTATCGATTCTCGAATATCCAACGATCTAGATAAGAAGACGAGTTTTGAAACTCTACCTTTTCTGCGCGGGATCCGTCGTAAGGATAAGTGTTTGTGATCCGCTCGATACTGTCAGTATAATATTTCTCAGCAGAGCCGTATCTGGCGAAGTTAGAGGCAGTCGAAAAATCCACTGAGGGTACAAAGGTATTCTTATCAACAATATATGCTTCTACATACGCCTCAGACTCGGCTTCATATGATACCTTGTCAGCGCTGCTGGATTGTGTTGTTTTTGTACTCTCAAATAAATCTTTAAGACTCATGTTTCTCTACTCTGAACTTAAACGCCTCTGGTTGCTCCACATAAGAGCTGAGTGCGCCGTTATAATATGCGAATTGGATAGCGTATCCATAGCCCGGTTCTAGTAGTTCCATGTCCAAGTCAAAATAGTTGCCTGAGACATCGAATGATAACTGTGTTTCCATGGTGCTACCGGTGCCGTGAGGGATTACTACATAATCGTCTGTAATTCTGTAAATCTTGAAGGAGCCACTGTCAATACTCAAATTGGGGATTGTAGCGGTTGCCTTAGAATAAATAGATGGGCTCCAACCTTTTTCGCGAACGAAAAGCCTGAATCTAGCTGTTTCATCTGGGTGGTAAGTCGCCTTAAGGTTAGTAATCTTTGTTACATGTATGGGCGTGGGATTGTAGTCGGAAGCTTCCAGCAGTTCTGGGTAGATGGAGCCTGTATGCCATTGGGTGCCATCGACCTCCCCTGTACACCAAACATCGAACAATCTATTTACAGGAGTTGATGCTGCAGTCATGCAGACATCCACACTATAGACGCCTGTTGAGACCCAACTTCCAGTAGCTGGAGTGGATGAGGACATCTCGTCGGACACGGATACTTGAATCAAAGAATTGGTTGCCGGCTGGGAGTTGTCTGCAGAGCCAGAGTACATATGAACATATACGCTTCCAGTGCCGCCAGCCTCTCCGTGAGACGCGCTCACTTGAGGCAAGTTCTTTAACTGCCCTCTGACATAGTTGTATAAAAAGAGCGTATTTTTATTATCGTCTGCCTCTGCCAAAGAACTACTGTAGAAGAAGTTTGCTCTGTCGTCCTTGTCGGCAGAATCCCAGCGAGCCTCGATAACGGGGCGCTTATAAAAGTACTGGCTTGACCTTGCAAAGAACTTTTTGCTGTAATAGGAGCTAGATGCGACTTCGTGGCTAGAGGATAGCATGACTCCGACACCATAGTTTGTGTAAGTGTCGGCTAGCCAGTACTCAACCATGCCTGTAATATCAACTTCCAAGTCTTCCGTGCCATCGATGAAGTTGGTAGAGTAGACCAAGCTGGTTTGATAGTCGCCGCCGGGGGCTGTCCAAGCTGTCACGCCGCTGGACTGGCTTTGTGCCGCAGTCCAGTTGGCATATCCATAATCGGTATAAGAGTCTGCGTCGATGCCGGTGCCTTCATCCCAGTTTCTAGAGATCGCTTTAACCATTAAAGTGAAGTTTGTAGGCACCGTAAAGGGATGAACCGCATTAAACATACGCAAGTAAAATGAAACGTTTCCGCTAGCAGGTAATGAGCCGCCGGAGCGGTCTGAAGTGATGTTGTCTGTTGGGAACTTGACCAATAGGCGAGAGTTCTCGGAAGATGTTCCCTGCGCTTGTCCATAAATATGAAAGATCTCCATACTGTCTGCTGCGCCCATGTTTGAGCCAGTCGCATGTGAGGTCATGTTTGCCTTGAAAGCATTCGTGATAGTCGTGTCTGCAAACGCAGTATATCTTTTAATGCCCATTAGACTGTAACTCCCTTGATATCTTCAAACAAATACTTGATCTCCAGAACAACATTCTCGGGTGTCACCAAGAAGCGACCGTCTGGGGTCTTTTGCTTCTCAAAGTCGAAACGAACGTCGGAGTATTTATCGCCGATCTTTTTAGTAACATCAACATCAACAACATCCGAAACTCCATCGATTCTGCCAAGAGTGCGATAGACTTCTGTAATCTCCAAAGGCTCGCCAATATCATGCTTGTGGCGATACCGGCGCCTCAGAACTTTTGAGCACTTTGAGAGGACATCATATTTGTTCTTGCCCGCTTCAACAACGATGGCATATTCAATACCAAAATTCACAATCTTTGCATCCAAAATGTCAATAGTATCATTAATCATTCTATTCTCATTTAGCCAAACTTTCAAATTGTTTTTCAATGCTCCGTTGGCGGGAACAAATCGGCGCCTTTCATCCTCGGAAATAATGTAAATATTAAGGTTTCTCTTGAACGAATCTGTGTCCTGTAAAACGTTGCAGCGAGTAATCGCTCCGAACTGCGGGGGCATAGAATAGATCAGGGCTTGGTAGTCCTTTTTCGTTACTGCGCGGTTTTGAGTCGCATAGTTATCGATGGTTAAACGACGGATTTCGTCTACGCTTGGGAGCGAAACATCACCGACAACGCGCTCATCATTTGAACATTCAAACGAGCCTTTAATATCATTAACTTTGGTCTCGCTCAAAGAGGCGCGATTGGCAAATTTAACTTTAAGATTCTTAATCTGAGTAACTGAGTTCGGGGCAGCGGTTGGACTACTAGTCGTGTTAACTCTATATTGTACTTTAAGAGAAGTGTTAGAAGGTCCAACGCCGAACTTATCACTCTTGATAAGATTGGTTGGATCAAACGAAGTGTCTGTGATATAGTTTCTGGCGTGGAGATCCATGACAACGTTTGCTGGGTCTAATAAGTCTCCAGTAACGGAGCCGGCTTTGAGTTCACTCTCAGAGCCGTAGCCAAATACAAGGTATGTTCTTAGTTGGTCTCTTTCCACTACAAAGCGACGTGGAACTGCAAAAGGTTTCATAATCGCCTGAACATTGTTGCGGTGAACTCCTAGATTCGGCACTTCTCGATATACCACGTCTTGTGACAAGTAGTCTACCTCATAATAGTCATGACCTTCTGTGTCACGAACCCGAAGGATTTCTGCTACGTTGTTACCAACCAACTCGATTCTACGGAACTTTTTAAAGCCGTCAATGTTTATTTCTTGACGTGCGATGACCCCAGATACAATACTTCCTCTGGCGCGTACGACGTAATAGGTAGGGGCGCCGTTCTCATCAACGCGACCGACGACAACTTCGTTTGACGAGTGAGCGAAGTCCACATCCTGAGTTAGCACAAACCCATCGCCACCCTTTGAACCGAACTGGCTACCCTTCAAAGCGATAGGGAGGTAAGATGTGTCCGGACCCAGACCAGTTGTAGCGGCAGGGCAAAGACAGTATAATGTAATAATGCCATATGTGCTCGGCTTTCCTTTAAACTTGTAACCTAGTTGGCGGCTCAATCGAATAACATTATTGTATTCGAGAGCACTGTCAAGGAACATCTCGTTAACTGAGAAGTCCAAGTAGAAGGATAATACGTCACCAACATAGGCAACGCTATCCAGAATCATTGCACCAAAAGATGCCTCACTAAAGTCCTTGTATGTATCAGGATAGTAGCGCTTGGCATAATCTGTTAGCTCTGCCTTAATGCTGCCAAAATCTCTCGCGGTATACTTGATTGGAACCTGTTTGCTCTCGTCATCCCATTTTGCCATTTATATGTATCTCCTGCAAATAATAAGTAGTTTCTTTCTCAACTTACTGACACTTCAAGCTCGCTGCGACGATTCAAGGGTTTGATGTTGAAAATAATTTTAATCTGAATAGTATTATCCGGCACTGTGTCGTGCCCCAAGCCTTGGGAAGCGAACTTAATATCTAGTATTTCTAAATACGGTAGCCAGCGACCGGCTTGTTTATAAATTATGCCTGAAAGTGTGCCGTAAGTAGAAGGGTGATCCACTTCAAAGAGGAATCTCCTTACGCCGCAACCGAAGTCAGGAATCATTATCCTTTCCCCGGGCGAAGTCAGTAAAAGCATTTTCAAGTTTTGAACCACTAGATCATGATAATTCTTGTTAAGTTTGATTCCGTCTTTAGAATCAATAGTCAGCGGTGCTACTGGTGATAGTCCTTCTGCCATTATTCATCAGCCTCCCCTTCGTCGGGATTGCAATCTGCGTCCTCGCCGGTCCCATCGGGTGGTGGTGGTACCATGACGCCAGACTTACCCATTCGCATGTTGTGTTTTTCCATTGGGGTCAGTGCTCCTAAAGCTAAGTATGCTAAGCCAAGCGGGGTAATCGGTGGTCCGATGCCCGGTCCAAACGGCGGAGGTGGAATCAAGTTGAAGGGCAAAGCCATCAAAGTTGATGGAAACTTCTTGATTGCTCCTTGGTCGCCATCAGCAGCTACTCTAATTAGTTTCGCAATCATGATATTCGGATCTATTGCTTCACATATTCCCTTAAAAAGCATAGGAATTGTATTTAATGCCATTTTAATCGGCAAGGGCAAGCCACCGCCATCGGTATCTGTGTTGACTGAGGCAATCTCCATTGACGTTGATTGGCTCGATGCATCGAAGGAGAAGCCATCGCCACCGGTGCCGATATCATGATACAGGGTCCAAAAAAGATTACGACATTCTTCCTTTGTAGAGGCGAAAGACATGTCGATTCCCGGGACGCTCACTTCTGTCATCATTGCGCTGTAGTTCCACAAGTTTGTAATAATATCATTTTGGCGGAAGCATTTCCTGAATAGGAAGTTCCAGTCATCTTCTTTCCTTAGTTTCTTTTTCAAATCCTTCAGCTTGTTGTCTAATGCAACCTCAGCGTTTGTCCATGGTGTTTCATACGACGCGACCATGGCAGCGATTGCCTCATAGTCTGGCGGGGTTGCTGTGATTGCGTCTCTATATCCTGTAGCCATGGCTTCCAAATCTGAAACTGCTGAAACTGCAGCGCGGGCTGCTCTCTCTAGACATTCCACGTCCCAAGGCTCACATTCCATGGCAGAGTCGGCAGCATCCATAGTGTCTCCCAAAGTCTCTTCAAGAGCGGCAGTGATGGGGTTCCCCGCAGAAATCGTTGTTTCCACCAAAGGAATCGATATATTGTAAAAACGCTCTTGGAACGTACGAATAGCAGTTACATCTACCATTTCTGTTGTATCCTCTGCTTCTTCCTCGATCGCAGTTCCAGAGTCCGTTTCGCTAGAAGCTTCGGAATCTTCGCTTGCTGTGGTGGACGGCATAGGAACGCTGGCGTTCTCCTCGACGTTAAAGTTGACCCCTTCCAACTGCAGAAACGAACCTTGTGTTCTCGATATATCAGGGATCATCATGTCTCCAGTCGTTCCGAACATAGAGTTGAGTAATGTGACCATAGACTTCGATGCATCACCGCCCTCAACAAGATTGTTACCATCCTTGCCATTGGTCGGGTACATATAACTGAGCCGTAATCCGTAATGAGCTTCGGTTATTGTATACGCTGTCAAAGCTGCAATAGCCATCATATCAGGCGTATCCGTGCTCACAGCAGCAATCAGCCTCTCAAGGAATTCTTGGAAGTTGCCGGGATGCCAGTATTCATCTCCAACTTTAATAAACTTTTCTAGATAAAGACCGCCGCGAACCTCCGTTGTTGTCGGGTGGGATATCGGTGTAAAGTAAACAGCGTGTCCCGGGTAATGCCAGTTATTTGTGAGACTATAATAGACACTGTTAACCGTGTTTGAGCCGAATAAGGATGTTGTAGCATCTTCCGGGCTGATCTGTTGCCAGCGCGCTTCAAGGGTTATTGTGGCACCAGTAGGTAAGCCAGTGTCCGGATCGGTCTCTGGAAGTCCAGTTTCTGGATCCATTACTTGCGTTTCGCCACCGACGTATTGTAAGTCTGTGCTGCTGAAGTCTGTTGCCGTAAAGCTGAACATCCTTGGCAGCGGAATGTTATCCGGAAGGAATGGGCTGATTCTCTCTCCCGCATTGATTGATGTCACATCCATCGGAGTCCAGATCAGGGTCTCTGGTGGCGTGTCCGTGTCTTCTTCCGATGTACCACTTTCAGGTGCTTCAGGATCTGCTGGGGCAGGTGCTGGACCGCTATAATATGTTTGGAAGCCATCGGTTGCGACTTCAGGTCTCGGATTCATAAGCAGCGTGGTCAGCAAATCAGCTTGAGAGAGCATGCCAGATACATCCATATCGTCTGGAATGGGATACTCAGGCAGAGGGAGGACGGTTAGCCAGTCCTTCTGCATGCGCTTGGCGAGGTTTGGCGTAGAAGTTCCAAACTTTTCATTAAGGATTGGTGCCACGCTCACAAGATGTTTTTTAATCAGATACATCAGTCCATCTAAGCTATCGCAATCTGTTATCTCTTCGCCGGTCATAGGGTCGGTCAGTGGTTCGTCTTTACACTTGGCAGCTTCGCACATGGACCGAACATTTTCTTGAAGCTGTTCCATGAACGTTGCTGCGTAATTCGGGTCAAGCATATTCATTTCTTTATCAATCTTATCGGCAATCTGCTGCAAGAACACAGTATCAAAATCTTTTACATCGTATTCGGATAGCGGAAAAATGGAGCGAAGAAGCGCATCAATAACGTATACTCGAACGGTGACCTCAACACAGCCCATCAGTCCCGCCTGCTTGAGAGCATTTTTGCCTGTCTCTTTTTCCTTTACCGGATCAACGCATGCCTGCATGAAAGCATCCTTGGTCGGCTTCTTTGCTGTATTCTCTAAGTCTAGAACACTCTTTGGCTTCTCGCCGCAAGAGTCGCGTGGTGACATGCTCGATGGCTCAATCTCCACCAACTTTAATGTTTCTGTGTCGAACAAATCTGTGTATGTAAGTTGAATCCCGGCACTTTGTATTACCTGACCGATGATCTGCTGATAAACCTCTTTGAACCCGAAGCCCATGGGGGCGCCTTTGCTATCGAACCCAGTGTTCGCCCAAGAAGCCAGAGATGTTACATCGACTCCTTCAACCACATTCGGGTGTTTAATAAACTTATCACGTACAAACTGCCTAAACAACTGATAGTGGACAGGAAGACCTGCTTCCCAATCAACACCAGCGGGACTAGTTTCTTCTTCAGCCACGATTTCGTCCGGAGGATCGCAGTCCTTCCCAAGTGGTGTCATCGAAGTTGAAGGAATGGTTGTCGTCGTTGTCGCCTTCGGGTTCCGTTTATCAGCGTCCTCTTGTGTCATTGGCTCTAACGACCAAGTGACAGTTGGCCAAGCATCGCCCAAGGGGGTCTCAGCGGTACCGCCGTATTGGAAATTCCATGAGAACTGTTTGTTCTCTGTGTCCCATGTATCGCTAACATAATCATAGCGTCTTAAAGAGTTATAAAGCACAGGGACTACAGAGCTACTGTTGCGAGTCTGCAGAACATGGATGTCATCTTGGAATAGTTTTTTCCAATCTTTAGTTTCCGAGATTCCTCGTACAATATCGATCTTATCCTTATATTTGCCAGAGCCCCATTCGGTGCCGTCTGATTTTACTAGAGGATTCCCTTGCGCGAATAGCTGCTCAGCGAATCGACTGATGCCGGCATCGCCGCCGCCCATATGAGTACCGGCTGCTTCCCAGAAAGGAATCGCTTCTTTGAGAACGGTGCCGGAAACCAGCATCTCTGGGTACATATCCGATTCCATCTTGAACATGAGATTGATTGGCTCATACATAAGATTTGTTGCCATTTCATTCATAAAGTTTAATGTCGGGATCTCGCTGTCTACTGGGAACAGGGATGGTTTGGGTGGGTCTTCGCCCGGGCAGCGTTCTTCGCAGTTCTTTTCTGGCCACATGGAGGGCACAATCGTTCCGCCATGACCATCGCCACCTAATGGATTAAACGGAGACATCAATTGTGAAAAATATTCGAGGGCTTCAACCTTGGCTAGCACCGCTTCATCAAATGCTTCTTTTGCCTCTTCTTCGGTACCCGGGTGATTCTTGAGGAACATATCACGCCAATACGGTTCGGTATTGCAACATAACACTCTCAAATCTTTAACTGCTTGGAATCTGGGGAACTCAATCCTTGCCAGAATGTGCGGCTTGATCTTCTCACCTAAGACTTCAAAAGTATCCGCGACCTTTGAGCAGTCGTCAAAAACAGTCATCATCCATGGACAGCCATCTCGCATGGTCTCTTCAATGTGGCTACATGTAGAAGGGGCGATCATGCCGCCAACTAACGCCTTGACTTCGTTCCTGTTAAGTTTTTTACTAATCATTCCAACTAGTTCAACCGGAGTACATGGTGGGTCGTCTTCGTCAAGTTCATATGGCTCGCCGCAACCCATTGTAATCTCTACGGTGGTATCAGTTGTAGTTATAATCTTTCCGTTTTCATCAACACCCATCTCATTGAAAGCCGCGTTGATAGCGTCTAACGCACCCAACTCACCCAAGCTTTCCGAAAGCATGTCGAGAATGTCAGCATCGCCGAAGCCTCCTGATGCAGCGTCTTCAAGCAGAGAACGAAGGACTGACTTACCCATTTCAACGAGGGCTTGCTCGATGGCGCCCTTAACACTGTCCTGCATGCCCTTGAACATCATTCCCATCAAGTCACCTGTTGGAATGTTATCCGGCAGAGTGATTGTTGGAATCTCAAACTTTTCAGCCATGCCAGCAACAGAGCCGCCACTTAAGCCGCCGCCAGTTGAACCGGGACCGCCACCGGGCATGCCGCCGCCCGGGAGTGCAGTAGAGGGAGCCTCAACTGAGCCTCCGCCTCCGCCTCCAGCAGAGCCTCCGCCACCGCCAAAGCCGCCACCGCCTCCAAAACCTCCGCCGCCGCCCATGCTTGGCAAGGACGGAACATTCAGTTCTGGCATGGAGGGTGCTGCAGCCATAAGCGCGTCAATCTTAATCTGGATTGCTGGAATCTCGGAGATCATTGCAGGAGTTAGGTCGCCGGCGGACATTGCAATCTTAAGAATATCAGCTAGCTGCTCGATCATCGGGTTCAGTCCAAGCTTGTCAATAATAAATCTGAACAGAGCTAACATGATTTTCTTGGCATCTACGCCGTTGCCTTCGCCGCCGGGGATGGAATCCATATTAAGAAGGTTTTGTGAGAAGCCATCAAGCTCACCAAGAGCGCCAGAGACGGTGGGGAGGTTCCCGAACATTAAGTCGAACAATGTTTCAAAAAGCTGCGGCACGTCACAAAGAAGCGACAAGTTGTCAGCGGTAATTCCGGGGGGCAGAAGGTCAGGGAAGTTGGGAATCTCTGGTAGTTTCTCCAAAAGGTTTGGCATGTCAAACAGATCGAAGGTCTCGTCACCGTTAGGACCAGCGATTGGGAGCGGGAAGCTCATTCCGCCGTAGCCGAAATCGGGCAGCCCGTAAAGTTTAATAAGTCCACAGCCAACCTTCGGTCGGAACACAGCAGTAGGTAAGGTGATATCCGCGAGGTTAATCTCGTAGCCGCCATCCAAGCCGATTCTTCCGCCCTCAATTGGGTCCGGACCATTTAGTTCGTTGAGCGCATCCATTAGGGCATCAATTTTATCTATAATGACACACCATTCGTGAACGCTCGTAAAGTCTGTGTCTGCCAGATCTTCGCAGGCTGCGATAACTACGGACAAATCTTGTCCAGTTTCTGTCATGTACCCTGTTAGCTGGTCTTTCATTGCTGCAAAGTTGGGAACCTCCATAACAGCAGAGGCATCTGAGCCTTCTGTGGTTTTAGTCCACCATTCTTGCGGCATTGTTGCAAGAGTTTGCCAGCCAAGCCCAGAGACCTCGCTTACAGATACATCCATGTCGCAGGTGGGCAAAGGTACCTGTGTACCGCTAGCGTCCCATTCTGGGATGTTCGGCAATGAGCTATTCGGGATGGTTGGTGGAGTGAGACCATCGCCTTCTGGGATGGACATTGAAGCATCCGTGCCCCAGTCTAGCCCTTCCAACTTTGCTCTAAACTTGCTGAAGGCTCCTCCTCCGCCGGCGATGGCAAGAGCGAAGTTACTCAGAAGAAAGCCGCTCATTGCTTCGGCAAAAATACGGCGCCAATCATCTAGAAACTCGCCAAACTTAAGATCGCCCAGTTCTATTTCCGGCAGGGATGCTGCGGGGAAGTCGGGATTCAGGTCAGATAGTGACAGCCCGGGCAAGCCTCCGGTGGGCAATGATCCAATTGCCTCTATAATCACCTCAATACCACCGGGAAATTCTAGTTCGGAAAATGATTCGGCAAACTTAATGTTTGGCATTTGAATCCCGCCGGGGGATGAGCCCAAATCGGGCATCGCAAACTGAGGGAAGTTCAGATCGGGGGCGCAAGCCGCAAGGTTAGGACCGCCGGGTAGGGCGGGGAAGCCGGGAATATTGCCCAACTCTGGTCCGTGAACATCCCAATCGGTAATGTTAATGAACTCACCATCAGGAAGTCGGATATTAAGGTTTGGCGCCGATGGCTGAAGTAAAGACCAATCAATCTCGCCGAGACGAGTGATATCAATCGGAAAGCCAGTAAGAGGTATCATAAACGGCATCAAGAATGCGCCGATCATCAATTCGATGTCCTTGACATAGCAAGACAGATCGATAGTCGGGGGCTCAAAGCTGAAAGTGGGAACGCCGCCGACAGCAATGTTTTTAATCATTAACTTGAGGTCATCACATGTCAGGTTGGCAAGCATATCTTCAATCGAAGCCTGTACCGATTCCTCTAGTTCTTCTAAGTCTTCATCGACAGAGGTTTCTAACTCAGCCTCCGTAGCAGTTCCGCAAACTTCTGGAAGCAATGAGTTAAACTCATCCAGCTTGTCTTGTAAGAAGTCCATCTGTTCGCCAACCTGATCAATGATCGGCTGAAGGTGGTTGAACTCAATGCCCATGCCCACAATAAGTTGAATCAGGTCATCGCAAGAAACATCCAAATTGTCGAATAATCCATCCAACAAGTTAGCAAAAATGTCATCTGGCAACTGCATCAAGAACTGTTTAATAAGGGCGTCGATGGAAAACTGTCCAAGTGCTGCCTTCAGCATCGCAGCATAGATGTTATCCAGCCCAAGTTCTGCCATAAGTTTTGCCATGGCAGCTTCAATCAACTTGGGAATAGAGATTTTCTGCAGCAGTTCGGCAAAAACATCGTCCAAAGAATTAATCTTGTCCAGAACATCTGGCAAGTTGGCAATGATATTGTCGCCTGACGGAAGAACAATGTCGGCTCGCGCCAATGCCATATTTGCTAAGAAGCTTGGATCACCTAGTTTAAGGTTCTCAAAATCAATATCCTTTGGTCCCTTGATCGGCAAAGAGTTAAACTGGTTCGCAATGTTACCTAAGTCGCCTAAGTTCGGAATATTGCCCAAGCCACTTGGCGGGGTAGGTAAGATCATCAAAGGCGGAAATGTGTATTTAGTAAGGTATTCCATCCATGGAGGAGTCATGCTCGACCATTGCGGCTTTTTAGCATCACTAAACATGTTATTGCCTTGCAGAATATAATGCATCAACCGATCTAGGGACGCGGGTTCGTTGGCGGCAAACTGGTTGAAGCTAATATTTTGCGGCATGCCGAGTCCTGTATCGTCTGGATAAACAATACAATGCACCGGGTTGAAGGCACCATCTGTACCGATTTCAATAATATCTTCGTGGTCTGGTCTGAGTGGCTGTCCGTTCTTCTGCATGAGACCTTTCAAGGCGGGCAGGAACTTACGAATACGATTTCCTTGCTTCTTTGCCGAGAACTTGTTTGAGCCGCGAATCGTACCCGGAAACATGTCTACATACATCTGGATCTTATCCATCGTGTCTGCAACCTTTTTCAGCTTTTTCTCGATTGTGTTAGACTGATACATCACCGTGCGGTGACCGGTCTGCATTTCGGTGGTAGTACTGTATGACCTCACCATTCGGGGCAAGGCAAGAAGATGTGCCATGTTTACGGAAACTAGCGCCTTGACTGAAACCCCGGGTCTGTCGGATTGAAAAGTCTTTTCTACTTTTGCAAACTTATAAAGGTCGTCTTGCAAATGTGCAATTGCATTATCCAAGGTCCGGACATCGTATCCTTTTGGGGACCGGTCAAAATAGACCAACATTTGCTTAATGCCAACTCTGATGGCGGTCTCATTAAGCATATCCATGACTTCAAGATTTTTGTGACCGGTGTTCACCATGGTCCTGTATTGAAGTCGTTTCTTGTCAAGCCACGGTTCGCAAGCCTGCATGGTATACCATGGAGAGCCTAATCGCCAACTGCGCTTCTTTGCCTGATTGTGATTTTTGTAGTTAGGTGACGGAAGTGTGGTGCCACCTTCCCAGCACATATCGCCATATTTCAAGCGATGCAAATGCTGGCGGCGAACGTATCCTACGACCTTATAAAGATCAACATTGCGCTCTAGATCTTGGATTCTTACCTTACACCATTTACAATCAGGACCGATTGCTTCATCCAGCAAAGTTACAATAGTAAGGTGATCCACTTCCCCCAAGACCACTGAGGTGTCAGTCATAAACTTACGCAGCTTAATCGTAGCCCAGCCGGGTTCACCGCCGGCAAGTGTCTTTGGCTCCAGCTTAAAATAGTGAGTACCAATTGTGCTCTCTTCAAACGAGCCGGCGACCGGGCGCCCTTCATCAAACTGCTTTGTTACACACTCCTCTACAACGCAGTCTGCCAAATCCTCATCAGAATATCTCTGGGGTGGCGGAGCTTTGGGCTGAGGATCTTCTGTAATCATTGATACAGAAGACATCATCGGAGAAACTGGAGAGTGCCATGGACCGCTGACCGTAAACACCTCAACGGCGCTGGTCGCCAATGCCGCAGAAGCCTCGTCGCGTTCTGCCTCAGACAAAGCACTGTCAGTCGATGCTATAAACAGCGCTTTTCTAGTTTCAATTTCTTCGTCAGTTGCCATGAAGTTTCCTCACATCAGTTAGTGTTGTTGTAACGACTGTTGATGTATTTTCCTCCTGCTACGCTAAAGTACGTTTGCTTGAACATTACTAAGTTTGCTCTTTGTGTCATTAGGGAACGTTTTGTGTCTGCCAAACAATCAATAACGTTTTGAATACCCGAAGTCATCGCCGGTGGTGATGGGGAAGTTGGGGCTCCGAAAAATGGAGAATGATGGAAATGAGTAGCGAGTGCTGTATTATACTTCATTTGATACATCAAGAAGTTATCCATAATGCCGATTAGCTTATCTACATGATCCGTAAGTCTAACTAGTGCTTCCTCAAGGTTGTTGCCCAAAGGAATTGGCTGGAGTTTTTCATCATCGTTTCCGGCAATCAGGTCGATTCCGTTGATTGCATCAACAGCACCGCCTTGCGAGTTTTTCATGTCCGTCTTGGTTACAAGCTTAATACCTTCGCGTGCCATGATTCTGATCCCATCTGCCTTCATACCAATCGCAGACTTTGCCGATGAGTTTCCGACATTGCCATCTGCTAACCCAAAGTTGGCATCGATGTCAGTCTTCTGGCTCATATAAATTCTAGCGGCGTCAAGCTTAAAGTTTGGATCGGCGCTCATAGCTTCGCCTTGCGCTGTAACTGTAGCGGCGTGGTTCGCCATGCGTCCAGCTACCATGTCAATAGAAGCGCAGTGAGTGTCACCAGACCCGCCATAACCACTCAAACGAGAGCCCGGGCGGTCGCGACCGAGTACAATGTTAGCGTTTGTTGTGCTAGCTATCACATTTTCAGTATCAGTTGCGATAAATCTGGGGTTAGGCTCAGCCACCTTGCTGCCGCCGATTCCTCGTCCAGCGCCTCGATTTGTGGCACCCGGGTCGGAAGCCAGATTTTTCTTAACTGTGGGGTGTAGACCTGATGTGTCTACTGCTTTTTTCTTCGCCATTTGTTATCCTATTGTGTTAACAACTCTGTGCATTCTGGTTGCCGGGGGCGCACTTGTTGCCAGTACATTCTAGTCCCAGAGCTTCTTGCGGATTGACTTTCACACCATTAACCTTGAACTCAAAGTGGAGGTGGGCTCCGTACGAGCCGCCAGTATTATCCGCTTGTCCGATTACTTGTCCCTTTGTTACCGTGGCACCCACGGATACTGCGGAAGACAGCAGATGCATGTATATTGATTCTCTACCGCCGCCATGATCAATCTTAACCATGTTGCCGGCGCCGCCATTACAACTGCCGCCATTGGATGTGTCATTGCAGTTGTTAGTCGCCAAAGTAACTGTGCCCGGGGCACCAGCAAGAAGTGGTCCGCCATGAGTCGAGGGATTGGATGAAACTACATCAATGCCGTTGTGATTTTGCATTGCCCCAGTGTCCCAGCAACGGGCGCGCATTCCATAATCAGAAGTAATCGACGGAGTACCAGCGATTGGCCATGAGCCGTTCTGGGCTATGTCTCCCAACGCTGCAACTTGAGCCGCTGTCATTGGAGTGCCGCCGCCGCCGGCTGCGCCTGCAGCACCGGGTACACCAGCAGCGCCACCGCATTGTTCTGGAGCGCCGGCTGCAGCAGCAGCGCCGCCACCGGAACCGGCTACGGTTCCTCCTGCACCAGCAGCGTTAGAGCCTTGAGAAGCCCACTCTTGTGCTGGCGGCATGGGAACGCCACCACTTGTCATGTAGCCTTTAATAAGGGTCATAAGCCGATCCCAGTCAAAGGTTGGTTGACCGTTGATGTTGGGGCTATAAGAGTTAATCTGGCGTTTTCCATTTGGTGCCATCTTACCACCATCGGGACCGCCTTCAACCGGATAAGAAATGCCATCTGGAAATGGTACGGAGAGGTGTGTGCCCGGGTCGGAGCGATCTGCTTTTGTCTCGTCATGACCAAAGATGTGAGTTCGATCAACTGGGATCTGGTTTCTGTGACAAACGTTTGCGATTAAGAATGCTAAGTTTTCATATACTGCATCATTATAAATAGATCCCGGGCTGTTTGACTCTTGTTCCGGAATGCCGCTGATCTCGACTTGAACTGCGCCGGTGTTGTTGCCGCCGGGAACGGATTTATCTTTGTCCATGGAGACACCCCAAGCATCTCTGCGATATTCTCCGGCGCTCAAGCCTCCGGCGCCGTTTGCAACAGCACTCTCTTTTACGAATTGGAACACCCAACCGCCCTGATTAATGCCGTAGTGAGTGCTGCCCAATCCGGAGCCGTCGTCAAAGTCAGAGCCGCCGGCGGTCTGGTTATTGCCGGCTGTTGTATGAACAATAAAATGAGTGATATCTGCTGGGGTTCTGTTCCGTTCGCTCCACCTGTTGGCGTGTGCCGGATACCAGCCGCCTTGATCGTTTGGGTTGCGACCGCCATCAAAGTTAATGTAACTGAATGGCGGATAAGCGTCTAGGGAAGCGGCGCCGCCTTGTGCTACTCCGCCGCCCTCGGCGGGTGTAGTGCCGTCAGCAGGCGGGGGATCTTCAGCGCTGGCTGCGCCAGAAGTATCAGTCTCTTCCACTGGGTCAGAACCGAAGTAGGCATCTGGGTCTGGGATGTCGGCTGAGCCGTCTGAGTATTCGTCTGTTGCCGCGTCAACATCTGACGCTCCGCTGCCGCCGCTGTCGTATCCTAGTTCCGTAGCGGCTGCTTGAGCTACATGTGACGCGGCTTTGCCTGCATCTGCGATATCTCCCATTCCTGAAAAAGCGCTCACCATGCTAGGTGCGGTTTGAACAGCCATCATATATGCTTCCAAGGAGATTGTCTGCATAGCAGGGTTTCTCTCGGCAACACGGTTCCATGATTCAATGCGTTCAATAGCTTCTTGAATCTGTTTACCGAATGTTTCATAGCTTAAGTTGTTCAAAGCGCCACCTTCAGCAGCTTGTTCATAAGCAAGAGGGCTGAATCGATTAAAGTTTTTAATGATATCCCAGCGGGTACTCTTCCAACAAGGAGTATGCTCTTCTGCGTTCAGCCAGTCCCACCATGTCATAGAATATCGAACTTGAGACTTGATCGGCGGGACCATCGGTTCTTCTCTTGGGAACGCTCGGCTGGTTACATCTTTCACTTCGTCTATAACCTCGGCTGCAACACCGAAACCATCAGCTATATCTTCCATGAGTTCATCACCAGTAAGATCTGCTACAAGATCTGCAGCCTTACCTCCCAGATCGACAGCTTCTTCTAAGGAGAGTCCGTTACAAGGCGCATCAATCAAAGTTGGATCCCAGCCCTCACATTCGCAACGTGGATCTGGATCTCCCTCTTCGCAGAACCATTTTAGCCCAAAATAACCAGAACTCCAATCTTCAACACGCTCGGTGGTGGACTCGAACCCGGGCTCAGGCAGATAAGATGGCGAGTCAGCTTCTGTAGATAGCTCTCCGATATAAGGCGCTGTGCCCTTTGGAGCAAGGAACTCAAGCTCCTCCCTCACACGACCGGGCGGTTTCTCCGAAGACACTCTATAGTCTTCAAAGCCACTGCCCATCAATCCGAAAGCCGGAATAATATTCTTGAATCCCATTTTGACATAATCTTCTATTGCTGTAACAAAATCCGTAGCCTTCAATGCGTTCTGACCGCGCACAGACCGAAGGAACACCTCGCCTGTGGAATCATTAACATAGACATCAGACTTTCCATTGGTGGAAAGTATTTGGCATATTGACCAATCAACCTTAGAAAAGCATGCATAAGGGAATGAATCTTTATATCGAATGGCGACTGGAGTTTCTTCGCCGTCTAGCTCTGCGATAGTGTATGTCGCGCTAGGAAGCCATGGGTTTGTGAACCCTACCTGTAGGTGGTATTCCCTACCCGCCTTCATCATCGCTGACGTAAGATATTCTGCTTGGCGCGAGTACTTGTCTTTGTCACCCGGAGAGAGGTATCCCCATGTCGGCTCCATGACGATGCCTTTTGCTCCAGAGAGCGTAGCATAATCTACTACGGTGTCAATAAACTTAGCTGCCTTGCCGGGATAAGGCTTGCCGGATACATAAACTCGGACACCGCCCAGTTGAAACATGCGTGCATATGCCATAAATACATTCTTTTGGGCGTATCTGTCTCTCGCATCGCCCTCATATTGTTCAACACATTCCATCACAACGTACCCAAGGTTTGCCCAGAGCGCTCGCTTAAGCGCAGCCATAGGCTGGGGCATTTTGGGATCTAGAAGCGAAGCCCTGCTAATAAATACTCCCTTGTGATTGTACGGCGAAGCAATTGTATTCAAACTGCCATCTGGGTTGCGACCCGGGGCGACTTGAGAAAGCGTAGTGATTGAGGTCATGATCTCTAGCATGCAGTCCCAATCGCAATCCTCTGGGAACATGAACGGGTTAACGTCTTCGTTTGAGACCTCTTCACCACCAACAGCGTCACCCTCTCCACCTTTCGCGTCGAGGGCTGCAGAGCCGCCGGCGTCTGAGGGTGGGCATGAGCCGCCCTTCTTAAGACCGCCATCAGCTTCGCGAGTCACAACGTTGGCAAGAATCTCTCCGGCGCTATGTGGGTCGCCGTTAGCAATGCTAACTATTACAGCATCACCACATTCGGGCTTCTCAATATTTTGTGAAGAAGCATAGTATGTTGGATGCATGTTGATCCAGAACTGGTGCTTGCCCTTAGCTCCGTCGCATCCATATTTTTCAGGTGCGGGGATCCCTGCGTGAAGAGTCGGGATACGCGCCTTGATTTTAATTGTTTCTGGTATATCGGTCTCTAAGATCTCTTTATACCAAGCTTTCATCCAACTAGTGCCCGGAACTTTATTAGATTCCGTGTCCACACGAAGGACAATAGCCTTCTGTGGTCCAGAAGGCTTGTTCTTGGGGGTCGCAGTGTCAATTGCGTTCTGCCTAAGCTGAGACATCAGGCTGGTGCGCTGATTGCTGCTTATTGCACGATTTGTTGTGTTCTTCTTACCCGAGTTTAGTTTGCCCCAAACTAGGTCTTTGAACGGTCCTTTCTTCCCCATGCCATTATGATTCCTTTATCAGATCGTATATCTTGTCTTTATCCATGTCGGTCAAGGAAGCGGTAGTGGAATCCCCTTGACGCTTAAGTAAAAGTCCCGATATTTTAACCAGTTGCTCATTAGAGCGTTGGAGGGTTTCGACATATTTTGCGGCTGTAAGCCCAACGTCGCGGTGAGTAGACTCACCCTTCGCAAGAAACTGAATAATATCGTCTAAAAGCTCTTTTGTAACATCACGATCTTCACGGATATTGTCAATAGCTTCTTCTAGATAATCATCGATGTTCTGCTTCTTGCTCATAATTTCCCCTCATCCCAGTCTTTCTTAAAAGTTCTGTATTTCGCCCTCATTTTGTTGAGGTTGTTTACAATCTGTTTTGTGTTTAGACCGGTAATCTCTCTAATGTATAAATAAATAGCTTTCTTATTGAAAATTTCAATCGAATCTGGGTTGTCTAAGAGGATCTTTATCGCTTCTAATACTTTTTTCTCATTTGGTTTGAGGTTTCCGGTGTCCCATGACTCCATTTCCTTCCATAAGTTTTCCCAAAACTCCCTTTCAGTACGCTTAGCATAATAGCCGTGAGTGACGACTAACTTCTCATCTAAGATCGGTCTGACCATCACATCCGTAATCGAGATTTCAACTCGGCGTGCTTTTGAGTTCTTTTTAACCTTTGCGATAAACCAGTTCTTTGTGATCACCGAAAAATACGAAAAAGCTTTAGAGCCCTTGGACGGGTCGAACTTCTGTAAGATCGTGGTAAGCCAAATCTTACATTCATCCCTTAGGGAATCAATATTCGGCAGTGTGGTAAATCTGTATGTGAAAACTATCTTGTCAACCATCTCGCTAAAGACTGGACCAATATAGTTGTTGTATAAATATTCTCTTTCATCCAAGTCTGTAGTATTATTGAAATCAATAATTGCCTGTTCATGGACTTTAGTAAAATATGCTGTTTTTCTACGGCGCTTCGCCATCTTCAACTTCTCCTTCTTCCTGTTCTGCAGCGCCTAGATTTTCATATCCATCCGCTATTGTGTAAATCTCATCAAATTCTTGAAGCATAGTCACAACTAGCGTAGAGTGCTCTAACAGGGCTTGGAGGGTTTGGTCACCATAGAATGTTTCCATACCATGTACTGCGTCTAAGTGTTCTGTAAACTTCCTCATAACTTCGTTCACCTCACCTAAGTTGCTTGAAACAAAAAGCAGCTTGGTTAATAAATTCCGAATGAACCAAAGCGCTACAACATTTAGTGTCGCAGAGACGACCAACAACGTTATTATTATTTGTAATGTGGTCATTTTTTCTCCTTATAATCTTTTCCACGCAAGTCGGCTTTTTCTTGTGCCAACTCTTCACGCGCATCTTGGATGTGTTGTTCAACTAGCTCTCCGACTTTCTGACCGGTCGGAGCAGACATAGCTGTGCCTGCCTTTATAAACGTAATGGCAGGAACACGGACCAATGTGGATTTTTCATCACACTGATCACAATCTGTTAGGCACTCTTTCATAGAGTGAACTGTTTCCAGTGTGAAATCGCATTTTTCACACCGGTATGTATACCTCGGCATATGCGGCTAATCCTTGTCGGGACCGCTATCCGTATCTGGTGCCCGGGTGGTGGGCGGGTTTGAGACAACGAGCCTTGAGTCGTCGTCAAAAACAAAATTAAACCCCCTAAGCACCGGAACGATATCGCTCTGGTCCAGTAGTGAGTTTTGGAGCGCTAGCATAACGGCTCCGAGTGCTTGGTCAGACAAATTAAGTGTCTTCATGGTTGTGGACATATTCATATTCTCCTTATAGTTCCTTTACCCATCGGTCGATCATGTCATCCAGAAGTGTTTCAAATGTATATTCTGGTTTCCAGCCCAAGACATCTACAGCCTTAGAAGGATCCCCCTTAAGATACTTAAGTTCTTCAGGACGCATATACTTTGGATTCTGAATGACATAATCTTCGTAGTTCATTTCCAACTTGGTGAAGACTCTTTCTACAAGATTTCTTACAGAATGTGTCTCCCCAGTTGCAACAATAAATTCGTCCGGCTCATGATGGTTCATAATCATGTGCATCGCACGAACATAATCTTTTGAGTGTCCCCAGTCTCGATAGGAGTCTAGGTTACCCAATTCAAGTTTATCTCTCAGCCCCTTTTTGATTTGCACAGCAGTCTTCACAACCTTGTTTGTCACAAAGTTTGAGCCGCGTCGAGGGGATTCGTGATTAAACAGAATACCATTACATGCGTGAAGTCCGTATGCATGGCGATAATGTCTAACCAAGTTGTACCCCATGACCTTTGCGCAGCCATAAGGACTGACAGGGTTCATGGGGGTAGTGAGGCGCTGTACGCCATCGGCGTCAACAGAGTTGCCGAACATCTCTGAAGAGCTTGCCTGATAGAAGCCAGCATTAGGAACGAAAGAGCGATAGACTTCCAACATATTCAGCACACCCAAAGCATTTGTTTGGATAGTAAACGATGGCATGTCATAACTGATTCGTACATGGCTCATAGCTCCAAGGTTATAAATCTCATCAGGGCGGGTTTCCGACACAATACGGACCAGAGAAGGGTAATCAGTTAGATCCCCGTAGTGCGTGTGAATCTGCCCCTGCAAGTGCTGAATGCGGCTGTCTTGATTCTCTGAAACAGATGACCTTCGGATGATTCCGTGGACCTCGTAGTTCTTTTCTAACAGCAGTTCAGATAGGTAGCTTCCATCCTGTCCTGCGATTCCTGTGATTAATGCTTTCTTTTTGCTCATTTAAGTTCCTTGTAGTATCCACCAACAGTAAAAGAAGTGCCACGGGTAGCTGACTTCTTCGCCTTTGATGGGTCGTATTTGTTAAGTGGTAAAATTCTAAAATCAAATGATACGCGGGTCTGACCCGAATCATTAATCATGTTGCCGTGATTGAGCTTCCCCCCGTCCCAGACTGTAAACTCGCCCTGATTCATTTCTATTGGCGCAAAGTCACCAAGACCCGGCACAGATTCACTCCATGTTGCGTTCGTACCAAACATATCGGTCACAGCAATCTGGATGTTGATCTCTCCCTCTGGGTGATTATATCCGGGTTGTGAATCACAATGGAATTCGGGCACTGCCCAGTTGCCCACCAAATGTACACGGAACGTAGGGAGGGTTTGGTAAATAAAGTCTCTACTTCCGTAAATCGGTACAATGACTTCTTTGACAAAGAGATCATAAGTGTCATGGAAGTCTGACCAACCTGATCGGAGCTTGTCATAAAACCGGTCATGCAACACGGTATTGGAGTTGTTTTCCATAGTAAATGGTTCGTAGGTATAATGTTTATGTAGGTTCTCCAAATCCTCATGCCCCAAAGCCTCGCAAACCAATGCGCGGAGAGGGTAATTCTCTACATCATATGTCTTTTTTTTCATTGTTTCTCCTCGATATAAGTCTTGTCTTTTTCGACGCCAAAATAGGGACCGGTCTTGAACTCATATAAAATAGTGCCCTCTTCTAAAACCTCAAAGCTGTGACCACCACGGAACACAATTGCGGCATCGCCTTCGCCCAACTCTGTCTCATAAATCAATTGATCGTCGATATCCCAGAACCTAGCAGCAACGCGACCCTTCAAAAACACCCAAGCCTCTTGGGTAATATCTGTCGTTCGGATTATCTCGTTGTGGCGGTGAGGTGCAAAGGTGGTTCCCTTGGAAAGCTTCTTGGTTGCACACTGTAAGTATTGATCGTCTGGACTAAGATCGGCGCGGTTGACACCGATTTCGTCGCCCCGGTTAATAACCAGCAGCAGCGTGCCGGGGTCTGCTGCAGAATGGACATGAATCATCATTTTCTCCTGTAGAATTCTTTAATTACATCGCAGACATATAAAATCTGCTTCTCTGTTAGCGCGGCAAAAGAGGGCAGGCACACGCCATGGTTACGGGCGTGTTCGGCAACCTCAAAATGCTTGCGGTTGTGGCGCTCGTCATCAGCCCAGATGTCAAAACAGGGCTGTAGATGGAGCGGGTGAAAAAAGGTTCTTGGCTCAACGCCATTCATAGACATAAAGCCCATCAAATGTTCGCTCGGATGGCTTCGGGTGCGCAAGATAACTCGGAACGGCACATACGGCTCTACCTTTTCAGCCGGAGACAAAAGCTCAACCTCTTCAACATCTGCTAGCGCTTCTTTATAAAGGCTGTAGTTTTTCTGCTTTTTCTCGATGATTTCGGGCAGCTTCTTTAGCTGAGCCAAACCGATTGCCGCTTGTACGTCATTCATCCGAAAGTTGTATCCGATTGCTGGGTGTTCAAAAGTGCCTCTATGGAGACGACCTTGGTTTCTCAGAAGAAGAAGTTTATTATAGATCTCTTCGTCGTCTGTCGTTACAAAGCCGCCCTCGCAGGTGGTTAAAGTCTTGTCTGCAAAGAAAGAAAAGGATCCGGTGTCTCCAAAGCTTCCGCAGCCTTGACCGTCCCACTTAATACTTAGTGCCTGAGCAGCGTCTTCGATAACCATTAGGTTCCTTTCTTCTGCGTACTTCATGATCTCCGTCATGTTTGCTGCAAATCCATAGATATGAACCGGCATAATTGCCTTAGTTTTGTCGGTGCGTACACGCTCGCAATCGTCAATGCGAAGTTGCAAGTCGTGACATCCAACGTCAACAAATACGGGGCGGGCACCAACCATTTCGACGGCGTTTGCGGAGGCAATAAATGTGAAGTCTGGCACAATGACTTCATCGCCGGGACCGATACCCATCGCCCGTAAAGCGAGGTAAAGCGACAAAGTGCCATTTGGAGCGAAAACACCGTATTTACTTCCAATTATTTCAAGCAATTTCTCGCTAAACTCTGCTGCCTTCGGACCTTCTGTAATCCAGTTGTCTTCAAAGCAGCTTTTAATAGCTTCATATTCTTCCATGCCAATGTAAGGCATAAACTGTGGAACTCTCATGTACCGTATTCCATCCTATAATTCGTGACATAATCACTGCATATTCCCAAACATCGGGATAAGTCTACTCTAGAGTATACCACGTTTTCTGGCATAACGCAAATGGTTTTCTCGTTTAATGTTTTTCCCGGGTATGCCCAAATCATGCCGGCAGAGGTTAATGTATAATCATCCTCTTGATGCCAGAACACGTTCCATCCTTTTTCGCGAGTAAAGTATGTGTATGTTTCTAAGTCTTTTGCGTGGATGAACAGATGCCCTCGGCGTTCTTCAAACCATTCAATAGGCAACTTGTGTTCGCCGTAGTCATGACCCATGATAAACTGTCCGAGCATATTCCCCTTTCTAACGTCTATTTCGGCGTAGAAGCCTTCTGACAGGGCTTTGTCGATGTAGTCGGGGCTGTTCTCCAGTTCGGGCTTAGGACCGTCTGTGTTGCCTCTGTGGGCTATATACATCATTGTTCAAGACCTCCGTGGAGGCGCCGAACAAGCTGGAAGTCTTCAATCTCCCAGAAGTGAAACTTGAACTTATCTAACATGTTTTCTTTTTCTATGTGATATGGGATAACGTCGTGGTTTGACATGCGGCAGTTCCCCACATAAATATATTCTGGTACTTTCCGGACCAAATCTATCGTACGGTCCATGGCTTCGGAGCCGCCAAACAACCAATATTCCAGCACGCCTTCTACGGGCATGCCTTTGCTGTTAAAGGTGTCAAAGACTGTATCCTTCTCATGGCGACCGCACCAGATAGAGTCACGGTCGAACTGGCTGAAATCCAAGGGCTTGAGCCACGCCACATCGAAACGAGATGTCATAACATAATCATATTTGAAGCCATGCTCTTTTTCGTAGTCGTCTTTAAGTCGTAGCACCTTTTCGTTAGAGTACCAACGACTCATGATTGAATGAAAGTGCCGTGGCACATCAGAGTGTACCTTCTTATCAAATCTATTCGCCAATGAATCAAAGTCAATCTGTTTTTGAAGCATATATTTTTTAGGGTCATAAAACTCTACCAGTTCTTCTTCAGCTTCAGTGCTCCATGTGTGAAAGAACACATCGACTTCTTGACTTCCAAGGTTAATAATGTTGTCTTTGAAATATGGGACTGCCAGTTGCCAGTCAACGGGGAGCCCTTTGTCATTCTTTCCGCCGGCAAGACCATTAAAACATAATGCAACTCTCACTCTGCTCTCCTTGAAATATCAGCAACCAAGCCATAGTTAACATCGCGCCAGCTTTTGACTTCATGTACAGAGGCACCAGTGGCGCGTGCAGCTTCAAGCCCTACTATAGAGTCCTCAAAGATAATACATTCGTCAAGGTCACACCCGATACGCGCTAGCATCATCAAAGCACGGATGTACGGCTCGGGATGTGGCTTCGGATTGATGACATCACTATTTGTAATAAGCACGTCGATGTATTTTGCAAAATCTAAGTGTTCCAATAACATACGGGTAGACTGACCATTAGCATTTGTTACAATGGCTATCTTCTTTTTCTGTTCTTTGAGGTACTTAAACATTTCTATCTTATCAAAGTAATGCTGAGGGTTTAGTTCTGCCATCAGTTCATTTGCAATCTGTTTCTTGTCTTCATAAATCGGATATACCTGATCCATGGTGATGTAACCCTTGTCACAAAACTTGATAAGCTTAGCCTTAGTGGTGATTGTAGAGTTTACAATCTCCAAGTCACTAGGGTGCCTAACATTAAAGTCGCGGCGCCCAAGCGCTCGTACAATCGAGCGAACCTGAATATCGGTAGTGTCAACGAGTACGCCATCAAAGTCAAAGATAAAAGCCTTATACATGCTATTCCCTAGGGTGGTGCTGAAGATAGTGGTTTAGATCCTCGGGTGTTCCGAGACCCCACATTCTATCAATGTGGAAAACCTTAATCTTCTGGGCGTCCTCGCATGCCTGATTGTATACAGGGCAAACATAAAACTCGTTATTAGTACGAATATCTCGCTCAATCATTTGCTCAGTATACTTTACATAATCAGAGCCCTTGCGGAAGTAATAAACTCCAGCCGTCGCAATATTGCTAATGGGATTCTTCTCTGCGACCTCTGTAACAAAGCCATCGTCACCAAGCTTCGCAAAGCTCCACTTGGGATGAGTCGCTTCAAAGGTAAGGATACCTCCGTCTACCTCATCTGCAACCATAGAATACATAAACTCGTTGCTGTCCCACTCAAAAACCTGATCGGAGTTTGAGATGACCAGAGGCTCATCGTTATTGATAAACTCCTTTGCCAACAATGTAGTACACGCTGCACCTTCAGTAATGCCGTCCACCTGTACAATCACACATTCCGGTGAGATGAGGTTTAATAACTGTTGAAGATTATATTTCTCATAGTGCGACTTTTGCACGATGTAAATGTGACGAGCCTCGATGTTCAAGTTCTCCGTCACTAGTTGGATCATTGGTTTACCGTTGACATCGATAAGCGGCTTCGGGAAAGTATACCCTGCCTTTTCAAATCGACTTCCGGCACCCGCCATTGGAATTAATACGTTCATTTTGCCTCCTTGCCATGGTGTAATAATTTTTTGAGATTTAAAGTTATGTTCGATAGCACCCTTGACCTTCTCATAGGTCACGTCGTCAGGGTTACGCACCGCGCATAAAGAAGCACCTGAACTGAGTGCTGCCTTACGACCGATGTGTGAGTCCTCTACAATAAGAGTATACTTGGGTCCGATGCCAGCTTTGATCATGCACTTCAGATACATTTCTGGGCTGGGCTTTGGAGCCTTGACATCTTGGTTGGAATAAATAAACTCGACATACTCCAAGAGTCCCTTCTTGAGAAGCATCATCTTCACGGATTCTCTGATAGAGTTCGATGCGCAGCAGATTCTATATCCGTCATCGCGGAGTTGCTTGAGCACCCCACGCATGCGTGTGTCATACTCCATCTCCTCGGAGATGATCTTGTAAGTCATGTCCTGCTTGCGCTGCCACACAGTATTGTGTAGTTCCTTCGGCAAGCCCTTGTTCTTTGTGAGCATGTTCAGCTTCTTTGACGTGGGCAGCCCATCATATGTTGATAGGTGCTCAGCACGATTCACAATGTACTTTCCGTCCACTGATGCTAACGCTCTGTTTAAAGCCTCGTAGTGTAGCTCGCGAGCATCTACGAGGACGCCATCTAAATCGAAGATGACTAAGATTTCACTATTGTCTACCATTATTGTCTTCCTAAAAATATTTTCTCAAATCTATGAGTTTCTTGATAACCGGGATCATAGCAGTATCCCTGAACAGAAAGCTCTGACAAGTCATAGCCCTCCATATTTAAAACCATTCCCCACACACGCTCCATCGCTTCAGACTGGCGCTTGGTTGTGGGTCGAATCTTGTCGAACCCTGCAGCCTTGAGCTTATCTAAGACAGTGCGCTTACACATGAGCATCGGTCCAAAGAGGGCGGCGAATCGATGACCCAACTCTGGCTTATAACTTGTCTTCGCCAGAAGCTGTGTGTTCGCCCAGTTGTATGTTTCATCATAAACAAATCCATTGTCTCCGGTTGGCACCTCTGCTGGTGTCCAGCCCACTCCATTCCACGAACGGAAGTAGCGCAAGGCGACAACATCTTCTTCTAGAAGATCCAAGAGCCCGTCCTTGATTAGCATAGAATCATGAAGAAAATAATAATAATCGTAATCAGGATAGTTCTCATAGGTGTGCCAAATATTTCCAGTTGTAAGGCTTTGGTTCCCAATGTCTTCAACCTTTGCGCCAAACTGTTTAACTGCTCCATAATATGATTTGTCCTCTGAGTTACTGTCTACGATATGAATGGGAGAATCCGGATGGTGCTCGCGAATGCTTTGAACGCACGGAAGCACGACCGGGTTCGCCGGGTCAAATCGACAGGTGATTGAAAAAAGATGTTTCATTTGAATCGTGGTGGGGCTGTAGATTGAATCAGGCGCTCATAGAGAAGCGTTGCTTTGTCAACACCTACAGACATTATCCTTGTGAGCTTCGGGCGATATCGGGAGCCATAGAATCCATCGTTCCGCCACACTCGCATAAGAACACTACCATCGCGGTCGCGATAAATACGCATTTGGTCAGGCATGCCAAGACCCCAGCCGCGAGAGTCGCGACCTAGGTTGTTGTCGTTGTCCCATACGTCGTTGACCAACAGTTCATAGCCGGCTCTGTTTGCCGTCAAGCCCCACAAGGATTGCTCGTTGAGTCCTTGCTCCATCATGGGGTTCTGAATAATGTCAGCGTCAAGAGATACGCGATAGATGTCTTCGATAACTTTCTGGTAAGGTCCGGCGGATTGCCAGCCCAAGACTGCAGCAAACACTTGAAACTTGCTGGCTTCTTCTTCGGTCAAGCCGATACCCTTGTGGTAGTTCTCACTGGTTCGCCAATCGTTTCTCCAACGTTGATCGGAAGAAAAGAACAGCCCGTCGCGGGCAATGACTTCAAAGACTTTTTCAACGTTAGTAAACGGAGCGATACCAGAGTCAATCCAAAGAATGTTCTTTCCATACTCCTGTGCATGATGGACGGCGCCGCACTTCCAAACGTGATTGCGGCTCTGACTCGTCTGCTCGTCAGTCATACAGTCGGTGTAGCCCTCGTAAGGGTCTTCGGGGAACTCAACAACTTGAGTCTTTGGATATTCATTAAGGATTGCCTTCTCTTCATCCGTGAGTCCCAGATTAAAAACAATAATCTGATCCACAACATCACCTGAAAAACATAAAATGTGCTCAATCATCGTACGACCCGAAGTGAAGTACTCGCCGGAGTTGTTGAACGCTGTGGCGATAATATTATTATACATCTCTATCCCTTATACGCTCTGATTGCAACGATCTTGCTATCGGAATTGAACTCAATGATGTCCACAACTAGGAAAGGGTCCATTCCTGTTATCATAATCTCGATTTCAGCCGAAATTGTAAGGTCATCTGTGTCAAAATGTAGCGCAATTGGGCGCACCACGATGGCTTCCACGTTCTCAAAAAGTGCCGCATTTGCCTTCAATACCGGATATTTGCCTACATACGTCCCTTCCCAGTCTCGTAAATAAATGTTATCGGCATACAACTCCCCTAAACGCTCTGTGTCTTTAGCCGAAAATGCGTCAAAATACGCTACTGCTGTTGAATATAAATCCATTTGTTTCTCCTTAATACCTTTGACCCGGGTGGACCTTGTATTCGTCCTCTCGGGGCTCTTCTCTGTTTGGTCCCACAATCGAGTGGAAAATGTGTACAACGAATGGACCGCCGATGTCAATAAACGGCACGCCTTGCACTCGTTGGGCAGCTTGGATTCCCCAAAAACTCAGGTTCCAAGTGCGGTCTGGGTTAGAACCCTGAAAATCAATCTCTGAGAAGGTCGTCCCATCCATATAATGGCAGTTAAAGTCTGCTCTAACGGTGTGGGCTACAAACCTTACCCTAGGATCTGTAGGGTCTTCAAAGTCTCTACGCATGTCAGCAGCCAAGTCCTCTGGATCTTGATGCCAAATGTCTTTTAAAACCCGGAGGTCACCGTCGCCCAAAGAATCAGCGTAGTCGCTGCCAAAGTAATAAGTGATCTCATCTGATGGGACGAAGGCTCCTCGTTGGAGATATTGTAGAATTTCATCTTTTTGAATATATTCTTTTGCATTAGCGGTTGGTGGGGTAAAGATAAAGCGACTATCAGTACTTATTGACGTGTCAATATCTCCCAAGCCCTTCATAAAGTTGGCAGAAACCCCATAATCTGACTTTAACATTAGTACTTTAGCAGGATTTGCCTCTTGACAATGACTAGTTAAATAAAGCATGTCCTGCCCAAGAGTCTTTCCATCGCTCTTGGGCAGGATCTCAATCTTATCAAAATGGTGTCGAAGCCTATATTTATCGATCAGACCGAGAAGCTTGTTGTTCGGCAACTCCTGAGGGTGGGTATTGTAGATGTACATTACATCAAACTTATAATCCACGCTCTGGTTTGCCAAAGAGTTAAAACAAATGTCAGCATGCTCTTCGCCTAATGTGGCATGCGTGTTAAAGTAGCAGATTCTCAAAGTACTACCTCATAATATTGTCCCTTGGGTTTAATAATCTTACAGTCTTGCATTTCCTCGATTGTTGCCTCGTCAAGAGGAAGCTGAAATGAGCTTCTTTCGGGGTGCAAGCGCGCACGAAGGTCTAAGATGTTCGGGCGCTTGCCGCCAGTCATCGCAACTCCGTCCATAATATGCATAACGTACTGCCGGTCAGTGGCAAGGATTTGATAGCCGTCATTTTTCGAGCGTTCGATTCCCTTCACTTCGTACTCCCAACAGTCTTCTCCACGAATCAAGTATTTCATTAGATAATCCTTGTTCCAGATGTTAAAGCGCAGAGCCAGACGATAGCTGGCGTCTTGTGTTAACTCAATTATATCATACTCTCCGCGATTTTCAACTAAATTGTTGCTGCGCTGAGAGGGACCGGGGGTTAAATCGACTCGTCCAATCTTTGGATTGAGGCGATCTACCAAATCATTATAGATTGACATGTCAAGCGGCTTAAGAAAAAACTCATTCTCAAGCATATGCACAAAGTATTCGTCTTCGATGCCTTTGAAATAATCAAGATGATCATCGGTCCAGTACTTCAGACCGCGTTGTTCGCCCAAAGAGACGAACTCATAGTTAGATGGAAGGTCGAACTGCGGATGGTCAAACCCTACGATTACGACTTTCTGTTCTGGCGACCAAAACTTGTTTAATAGGAAGCTGAATGGTCGCAGGATATGCAGATAATCGTTAGATGTAAAGACGTATACATTTAAATCTTGTGTTGTCATGTCAGCCCCCTTGAATAAAGTATGTGACGATAGAGTTTTCGATAGGCTTGCCATGCCAGAAGGCTTTTAAACCATGGTGTTCACCCAAGCTGGCTAACGTATCTTTGCTGAAATAATATAAATGCTCTGCCGGCTTGATGTGTTTCCACTCTACGCCTTCGTTTTTATAGTTCTCGCATTCAATATCATGAGTACCTACGACAAGCACACCCTTAGGGGATAGTCTCTTCACCATCTCAGCCATTAAAATGTCCGGGCGAGCAACGTGTTCAATAGTATTAAAGCACATGATGACATCAAACGTGCCATTGTCGTAATCCTCAATGTATCCCTGCTCTAGAGGGACAGCATACTTTTCGATGCCCTCATCAACATCTTGTTGGTTGGGGTCGATCCCATGCGCTGAGAATCCTGCCTCTTGTGCCGCATCGACTAGGAAACCCATTGAGCAGCCAACATCGAGAAACCTGCCAGTCGGATTAAACCGCAAAGGCGGAGGCAGCAGGCGATAAAAGCTTTGAAGAAAGCCAATGCGTTCAACAGAAATCATTTCAAACTCTTCACAGCGCTCATCAATCCTGCGCTCACCGATGCTGGTTTGATACTCTCGCCAGTAGTCGCCCTCGTACTTGTCACTCCAGTGATCGTTGGGTTGTGGCGGGTGGGATGCAATGAAACCACAGTTGGAGCATTGTTTAATATCAAGCTTTTGCTTGCCGCGCCGGGACGCAGGCAAGTCAGAAAACTTATGCACAATCTTACGACGTTTTCCGCCGCAAATCAAGCATCCGCTTTTTTCTGTTCTATCCTTCATTCGCATACCATGTGTTTTTGCCGATAGTGATGGCTTCATAAATTGTATTCCATAGATTATACTTGTTGAGGATTAGCTCTCTCGCCTCAGTCATCGCCGGAATATGATCTTCAAAGTTGTCCTCTTCGAGAAGCTTAATAATCCGTTCTATTTCATTATGATTTCGAGCATCGAACGGAATGTAAGAGCCCTCGGGAAAGAACTCATGAATGTTGGAGATTCCGGGTGCAACATTATAAATAGGCAAAGCCCAAGACAGTAATGTATCTGTGAATTGTGTTGCGAAATAATTTGGGTAAGTTCCATTGTCGAAAGCCAAGCAATAACGGTAGTCTTTAAGAGTATTATACTTGTCATCGTCTTTAATTTCAAGCACAAAATCAGTTAATTCTGGAAGTTTACTGATTCGTCCGTATAAATCAAACTTATCAGCGTGGCGCTTTTGTAGTTCTTTAACAAACTGTACGCGGGTATCCATGCCCGGTAGCCATGTCTTTTCAGAAACAGTGCAAGACATTCCTTTGTTCTTTTTCTGGGGCTGTAGCTTGAGCAGTTGATCATAAGTTTTTGTATACCCGGAGCGCTCGCAGTACCAGAAGCTAGAAAAGTAAGATTCACCGGTCAGGAAGGAGAACCGCCTGATACGTGGATCCATTGGTCCCATACCTCGACCGACACCCCGGGGCTCACGACTAAAATAGAAAGTCTTGTTAGCATCCGGTGTCTGGTGATCTGTTGCTTCCAAGATAACGTAGTAGTCGGCATCGTTTATATCCGGCACTCCCTTCATATCTTTCCACACGCCAGAGTTCCCGGGCGTTTGCCGCTTGGCTCGCTCCAGCAGTTCATTCTGGCTCATGTTGTCCATGCCGCGTGAGGGCATAAAGTAAATCTTAAAACTCATTGTTAATCTCTGCAGTCTCTATAGTGGTAGTTAAATGTTGTTAACTGATCGCCCCAAGCCTGCTCCAGTAGATGTACTTGGCGGAGCGTGTACTTGTCTTTATGCGTTTCTTCAACTGGGTTTATATTGCTTTCTTCTGCAGCAACGTTCCGATATGGAATCTCGTTCCTTTCGCACCAACTGGTAAAGTCTGTCTGTAGATATTCGGTTCTCAATATGTTTTCCATCTTAGGAATCAAAGTTCCGTCTTTCCTGTATAGCTGGGCAAATAAGTTCTGCTTAAGTGGCGGAATGTGCCAGTCCTTTCCCTCATCCAAATAATGCTCTACAAAATCATGAAATGTGGTTGTTCCCATAATCGCATTGCAGCCAAACCAGCCGCCGTGGTTATCAGTTGTTGCAACCCAATCGTCCATGTACTTTGGACGATACCGCCAATATGAATAAAATAAATCAAATGGATTCCTGATAATCGTAACGTAGCCTATGTGGTCATTCTCTTCCGTATAGTCTGGGCTGAACTTAAGATGATATGGCATGTCCTCCAGAAACGGCATATGAAAATATTTTGTAGCTTTGGGCTTCCATCCGTTGACTGTAAACCTATACGGAAATGAATGTCCTAGATTCTCTACTTTAGCCCCTAGGGGTTCAACCGAATCCGCCTTTGACACTACATGCTTTCCTAGATTGTCCATCAGATAGAGATATTCCATCTTTTCTGGGGGAGGCTTAAAAGCATCAAGTGAGTTCTTAAGCCAAGTCCCTCCCGTTTTGGGAACATGAATAAATAGCCATTTAGAAATCATAGTCGAACATCTCAATGTCTTCTTGATATCTCTCCGCAACTTTGGCACGGAGGTTGTCAGTATAGTAATCTTTGTAGGCGCCGGAGTTCGAGGAAACGTTAATGTTCCCAAGCTCGTTGTCAATATTGACGTTGGCACACAAATACGCCCATTCTTCTTCGATGTTCTCCAGCTTTCCAACATGGTTAACGAATACTTCACCGCGATGTGTGATGAATGTATGTTGTGACCTGAAATGGTCTTCCGCCAACTCATCTGGAATTGCGCAGACCGCATCTGCGAAATCAGAGAACGTCATGTCAGGCTGAAATAAGTCTCCGTAGTTTTTTACCAAAGCGCGGTGGACGCCATTCTCATAAAAATCGTTTGTATCTCCAGACGCAAGAATCTTATTCTTATAGCAAGAGACAAGTCGATCCCATGGATTGCGAACTATTGCGAACTTTAGATAATCCCACACACGGTCTGTAGCCATCAAATGCTTAGATGCGATTGGCCAATTGGCAGCGTGCATCGCCTCAAAAGAGTGTAAGTCGTTAAATACATCCTCTTTAGCTTCGGTGCTGATATTCACTTCTACGTCGAACTTGGTCGCCAGCGCCATTTTAAGACTGCTGCATGCGACCTTTGGAATGAAAGTATACACAAACCGATTTGCCTCTGAGACAATGCAGGTCGATGGGTATTGCCCATGTTCCTGCGGGAGTGTTGCATAAGGACGCTTGGCACGAATCTCATTCTCCGTTCGGATCTGCAACTCGTTATCAATCTTATGATCGTTTAGCGGGTTTGACATATTGTAAACGTATAAAGGTTCAGTTACGTGAGTGCTCTTTGCTCCAGCCATCTCCAGCATTGGGAACATGAAAGCTAAGTCCCATGCCATGCGGTAAAAGTTGCCATCAGTGTCCTTAAGATCTGCAGGGTCAATGCGCTTCCACAGGTCGTGCTTAAACGTACGCAAGTGAGAAGCCTGCCACGGGGATCTTCTTAAGACACTATTAGCTACCCATTCGTTAGGGATTTGCTTCGCAAACTTACCCTTCATCCCAGATGGATATTCGGCGTAGCTACCGTAAGTCATTCTGCAATCTGAGTTCTTATAGATTTGGTCTAAAGCATACAATACGTCTCTGCGAGACAGCCAGTCATCACCGTCAAGGGTTACAATAACGTCTTCCGGGGAGGGGTCTGCGATCTTAATGCCATCGTAAATATTCTTAAGAGCATATGCTTTTTCTTGCACCTCAATAAATATAAAGCGAGGGTCATCACCGATCTCTTCGCGTACAATCTTTGCTGTACCATCTGTTGACATGTCATCCAATAGGATACATTGGAAATCTTTATAGTCCTGCGCCTTGACCGAACGAATACAAACTTTAATCCACTTCTCTACGTTGTAAAACGGAACAATGATTTTAAAATGGTTACCCATTTAATATCCCCTTCACGATCTGCGGAATCTCTTCTCGTTTCTGATGCATTACCTCAATAAGTTCTGTGCCCTTGAGCCCAAACCACTTTTCTTTAGTGGCGCCAACATTCTGATTTGTAATAACTGTCATACCCATCATCCTAGCTTCAACTGCGATGCGGGAAAGTGTCTCTGGTGTCTGTGGGAAGAACACAATTCTTTTATAGCTTCCGAGCCTTTGCAGGAACTCATGATAATCACAAGGAGCGATCAGTTCATATTTTAGTTGCTTCATCCTGCAGTAGCGTACGGCTCCAACAGTATTCTTGTGCCAGTTGTCAGTCTGCATAATCGCACAGGTGTCCACCTTCTCTTGACTTGACAAGTCTTTCATGAGGGACAGGCTTTCTGGCGACCAAAGGTTGCCGCCCAAACTCTTGATGGTTTCCAACCCTAAGTTCTTCCGTACGATATCCGCGTGGAAATCTGATTGGCACAATACTGCTGCAGCATTCTTATAAAGCTCATAGTGAACAATATCCGACCGGGGTACCTGATAATCTGGGTACTCTGCTGGGTTACGATTACGCACGTATTTATGATCGTGCTCGTAAATAATGTACTTCGCTTTTTCAACCAGCTTTTTATAACTTTGATATGGTAGTTGAAGAAAGTTAGAAACAATATAATAGTCTACCAGTCCATACTCGATGGCAACAGGGTCTAAGTTTCTACTCTTGACTTTCATGATATGAAAATCGGCAGAAAGAAGCTTAATAAGTTCATCGTTATTCACTTCTCCTCCGCCGCTGATCTCGTCAGCAAAGAAATCAGCTACAAATGCTATTGTTGGCTTTCTGCTCATTCATTCTTTCCTTAAAATCTTCTTTGTCCTCTACATGCCCTTCTTCAAACCACATAACATCGCCATGCTTGTTTCGCAGGACGCCATAAGTTATATGGTCGGAATAAACGTGATGCTGACGAACTTCAGTTACAACGCCGAAGCCGGCATCGCGACCCATGATACCTTCTGCATATGCTTCGTACCATCGGACAAACTGTCCAACTTCGTATTTATTCGTGCTCTTCAACGCCAGCCTCCAACTCAGTAAGCCATGCATCGATGTCTAACTTCTGATCGCCGGCGAATGCCTCGCAAAACTCTGCATACTTTTGTTCAGCAGTAAAGTTGGCAAGTAGGTGCTTCTTGAGTCGAGTTGCCTGTCCCTTATAACGGGAGGAGTCTTTATACAGTGCCCGCATTTGCTTCTTCGCGCTGTCTTCCGTTGGCTCACACCACTGTGAACCTTTCACCAATACCCCTTCCCACACTACATCGTCGGGAATGTCAACCATGGTGTGTTCCACCTTAAGAAAGTGAGGTCGAAGCTTGTCGCTTTTCTTGCTGTTGCTGGGGGCAAACAAAAAGTCCATCTGCCCACTCCACGCAGGAGCGATAACTGGAAGACCTTCGTATGCTGCCTCAAATAGCGGAAGCCCGAAACCCTCTCCGTGTGTCAAAGTGACGAGGGCATTGATCTGAGGGTGTCGATATAGAGTATGCATTTCTGCCTCAGACATGTGACCATGAACCAAGTGAATCTTGCACTTCCTATTCGGGAACTGACTCAGCGCTTCAGCCAATTGCTTCTTAACAAAGTCGCGGTCCATGTTGGAGGCATTCATATGGAAGACCTTAAGCACCAGCCCAGCATCCTCGTTGTCATTAAACTCTTCGATGAACCATTTCATCATATTAGGTACATTCTTGCGCGGACCCCACTGGGCTACGCACAGAAGGTTAAAATCTGTGCTGAACTCCAGTCCGAGATCAACTGATTCAAAACTCTTAACCGGATAGTTGACAGCAGTGACTGGGACTTGAACGCTAGCGACACCAATCTTTTCATTGGTCTGGCGATCCATGATTGTGTATTCCGTACCTTCGTATACTTCCTTGGCATGGTTTGAGACCACAATAATGCGGTCCATATCTCGGGACTTCTCGATCCATTGAGGGGCGACCCGGGTTGTTTCAATCCCAGCGGTGTACCCGACATTGACCGGTGCGATCTTCTGCCACTCATTGGGAATGGTTACCTGCAAAGATATATCATACTCTCCGTTTTGTTGGTTGTGCTGTACCGTCTTATGCAGAATATTGTCCAGCCATTCTCGCTCTTCGTTGTCTTCATGAATCCAGCCGGTCTGACCCCAGCTAGTAGTATTCAAGTAGATATCGTATTGGTCTTCTTGTGATCGCAGAGAGCGTAAAGCAAATCGAGTTTGCTCTCCGTATCCGGACAATGTTAATGCCGGTCCAACGACTATCACCTTTGGTCTGTTATCACTCATAGCTCTGTATGCTCCCATCCTTTATAGTTTTTGCGACCGTCTGGGTGGTTCCAAGAACCATAGTGTTCATATGCTTCTTCTAACAGGCTAACCCAGCGGTCAGTATATACCTGAAAGTTATAGTTATTGAGCGTGTGCTCTCGACCGGCTAGCCCCAACTTGGAGCGGTCTGCCGAAGACATCTCATATACCTTCTTAAGAGCCGAAACAAGCTGCTGAGAACCAATCCTGTCTTCGTAGATATAAGGTACGTCTTGGGAGCCAATAACTGCCTTTGAAGAGGGCTCAAGCCCGATGCCAAACCAGTTTGTCCCGTCTGTAACCTGCTCCTGCAAGCCGCCGGTCATGGTGACAATGATAGGAGTACCACAAGAAAGTGATTCCAGTGTTGCCAAGCCAAAGCCTTCTGCGTCACTAATGTTAACCGTGCAATCAGCAGCGTTATACATCATAGCTAAACGATCCGGTGAGATCTTCTGTGTGGAAAGCAGCACCTGTCCGTCAACCATACCAGTTTGGTTCATGATTGCTACCAAGTCTTGACCGTGTTGGTCGTGGGGGTCTGTGTGCATAACCAATCGAGCCTTATCGTGCCCAACATCATCTAGGAATTCCTTGAACCACCAGATAAGACTACCACTCTGCTTACGGCGGGCATTACGATTATTCCAGAAGAACGTAACCTTGTTGTCATCCTCGCCCTCAGGGATGTTATAAAACCCATTCCGGAATTCCTTCAGGCTGTCTTGCGACATTGGAGCAAAGATTGACCCGTCAACAGCGTGAGGAAGATACTCGGTATCTACATCGGGCGACACATTGCGTACGATTTCATCTGTAACCTTAGAGATGGTTACAACCTTATCGTTTGAATCATAGAATCGCTTATTGAACATGGGGTACGGCTTGTTGTCCCAAACATGATAATAAATCATAGGGACCAGCGGTCGGACTTCCTGCTCAATAATCCAAAGCCACGGGAAGAAGCGTGGATCGGTCATAAACCAGAGTATATCTGGGCGCTCTGTCCGAAGAATAGAACGCACTGCGTCTGCAGTGCCGTAACCATCCACTGGATAGATCTTCCACAAGTCTCCATACTGTTCTGTCTTCTGCGGCTTGTGATCCGGATGCTTGATAGCGCCGCCCAAACTGACAACTTCAAATTTGCCAGACTGGAGCAGCGCTTCAATCATATATTTGGTCTGAGTCCCTACACCCGAAGGTGATAAAGGGTGATCAGAGATTGTTAATACTTTGATTTTTCTCACTTAGTTTTTTTCCTTTTACGGACAATCTGCAGTTTTATAGAATGCACACCGTTGACACGACAAGCGATTCTTGATGTAGTTGCCCTTGATAATATTTTCTAATGCTCGGTGCAATAGCCCCAATGCATTTTCGGTCTTCTTAGGACCGCTCGTAACTCTAAAAATCTCAACCCTGTTCTTCTTAGCGGTTCGCTTAAGAAGCGCAAAGTGAGTCTCAATTAACTTTGGGTCAATCCCGTGCTTAATCGCATAGAAGTGCTTGTACAAAGTCAACTGATATGTGGTCATGGGCTCGCTTCGGCGTTGGGCATTCCAACCCCACGAACATGACTTCCAATCCATGATGTGATACTTGCCATCGCTGGTCTTAAGTACCGCATCGATGAACCCCTTGAAGTTAAGGTCGTAGCCGTCGATAGGCTCCATTAGCTGCTCCTCGGTAGAAACAACCTCGTACTCTTCAAAGTAGTCTCCCAAGGCATCGTCGATCTCGGGAATGATTTGCTTCCCTTGACTTGCCATGTTAACAACAAGTTTCTTATCGACTTTAATATCATCGTCAAGACTTGCAATGTTCTTCTTGAGTTCTTCTATAAATAGTTCATCGCTTACAGCCTCCTGAAGCAGCTTCTTCTCACAGATAGTGTGAATAGCAGTTCCAAATGCAGTAAACTCATTACCCTTAAAGCCCTTTAGCTTGTCGATATGGACAAGCTTGTGATAAAAGGCGCAGGTATTCCAATTTTTTAGTTCAGAGTACGAAATGTGACTCATGATAACCTCAGCTATCAGTTGTTTTTGGGGTTGCTTTCTTAGTAGCAGTCTTCTTAGCAGTAGTCTTCTTAGCAGTGCTCTTGGCAGGTGCCTCAAAGAGCCATTCGCCAGTGCTGTTACCGCCCTTCCCTTCGCGGGAAACCCAGTTTGTCAGCCGGGTGCCACCCTTAACCAGTTCATATGTACCAAAACCATTATCTCTAATGATGTTGATCGCTGCTTGGTCATCCATTTCTAAAATGGGGTCGCGAGCCTTTACTCGTTTGGGTAGTTCCACTGCAAGCGTAATGTGCTGCTTGTCTTTACTCACTTTAATATCATAGGCATAGTTAGTAGCCATCGTTAATCCATCCTTGTTCTTCTTCTTCCATTTCGTCCTCAGGTTGGAATTGACCTGCTTGTATGATCTCCATGATTTTACTATGGAGAGCGGGACATGTTTTTTTAATATATTTCGGATCTTCACCCGAAAAAATCGCCTCAAACCCATTTGCCCAATATTCAGATAAAGAGGTTGCGGCATATGGCGACAGATACAAGCCCGTAACCAGATGTCTTAGTTTATCATATCCTACAGTTTTATACAAGAACTTATCGAACTTTTTATCATAATCCGGGTTGATGTAGTCATACATAGATAGATTTTTAATGCCGTGTGCGTTCAGAGTGCTGTACAGTACGCGGCGCTTATTGATGAATTCTGTTTCTACCAGACCATCTCCAAAGATTTCCATTCCGAAGTTCTTCTCAACCGCATGAGCGACCTCATGAACTACATCATCAAACATATCTTCTTCGCTTTTTTGGTCGTTTGTCAAGTAAATGGCACCGTCTTCATATACTGCGTCTAAATCTCTAGCTTTAAGCATTTGAAACTCGCCAATAATGACCGCATCAATATCCTGCATCAACGATGCTGGGAGGACTTGCTCAATCTTTGTCAATACGCCCTCAATATCAAAACCCTTTGGTAGAGAGTCTTTAATGTATACGTCAATATGATTATGCAGTTTAGTCTGTGCAGCCTTGGTTTCGTTTAGAAACGAAGAAGAACTAGAAAGCTTTATATATTCACGCAGACCATCAGGGTACTTTGTCGTCATTTTCTGTTGTGGTTGCCCCGGGAGAGATTTCAATCTCACCCGAGTTTATCAAGTCCAATCCTTTCTCTGCATCATGAAGTGCTTGAGCATATCCGCGCATCCAGTTCTCTTCTGCTAACGCCAAAAGAAACTCTGGAAACTCAATACTCATTGCATGAATAATCATTTCTGTTGTAACGTTGCCGTCTGTGGGGTTAAGAATGTCACCGACATAACCCACAAGCCACTCCTTCATCGGATTAACCTTTTCAACCGTCGCTGTCATTTCCGGACTCGGCGCGAGTGCATCCGGTGGAAGTTCTGCTTGCGCATCCCCCGTATCTACCATTCCATTTGTTAGCCATTTGATTTCAGCCATTTTGCTTTTCTCCTAAACATCTATATTATAACCACATTTGTGTGGTTTGTCAACTGTTTTTTTATAAAATCTTTGCAGCGAGTGTCGCTACTCTTGATCGTTCGCCCTTTGTGAGCGTAATATGCCCTGCAATCGCATGGGACTTAAACTTTTCTACTGCATATGCCAAGCCATTCGTTGTCTCGTCAATATGCATATTATCGATTTGCTCGATATCGCCAGTTAGGACAATCTTAGTGTTGTCACCGACGCGGGTAATGATTGTCTTGAGTTCGTGAACCGACAAGTTCTGCGCCTCATCAATAATAATGAATGCGTTTGCAATCGAGCGTCCACGGATATAGGTTAATGCTTCAATCTCAATCTTGCCACTTTCAATGTATGTCTCAAGAGTAAGTTTGTCATTGCCCATCAGAAACTGTAAGTTGTCCTGAATGGGAGCAAGCCATGGAGTCATCTTCTCTTCCAAAGAACCCGGGAGGAATCCAATGTCTTTCCCGAGAGGCTGTACGGGGCGAGAGACAATCAGCTTCTTATATGGGTTTTCCCGGCGTCCAGCGCCTGCTCCGTCCATTCCGATTGTCTGTTCGATACCTGCGGCGATAGCACACAGAGTCTTCCCTGAACCAGCCTTACCGACCAATGTAATGATAGGGATATCCGGATTCATCAACATGTCAAGAGCGAATGCCTGTTCTTTGTTTCGGGCGTTGACCCCCCAGACTCCGTTTTTGTAACGTACGACTGGCTTAATCGGTGTCAGTTCGTTTACATACTTGCACAAAGCAGTCTTCTTTTCATTCGCGCTGGATACCAACATAACATATTGGTTTGCCATAAACTTGAGCTTCTTTTCTTCTTGATCCAATATGATCTCATCGCCATCATAAAAACGATCAATCATTTCTTCATCGACCAAGTGTTCTGCAAATCCAGAATAAAGTTTGTCGCGATCTTCGACAACGTTATTAACAGATTTGTAGCCTGCGCAGCGCAAACCAACAGAATCGCTAATGACTCTCATGTTAATATCGTTTGAGACCAGCACAACCTGTCGCTTGGGATTTTTTTGTTGCTCAGCCATGGCACATGCAATAATGATATGGTCTGGTACAGTGGGGTCTAGGTCTTGCGGTAGAATGCCTATGTTCGTTGATGAATATCCACGAACATGTAACAAGCCTTTGCCCCGTCCGAGGCGTACGCCCTCCAGCAAGCTCTTCTTTTCTCGTAGCCCATCCAACATTCGGATGACGCGACGAGCGTTAGCGCCTACTGTGTCTTGACGTTTCTTATGCTTGTCAATCTCTTCCAATACCTTCAGGGGCAAAACGATATCGTTATTACCATAAGAGAGAAGAGCGTTAGCGTCTGTTAGAAGTACGCTGGTATCTAGTACTTGAATCTTTTTAGCGGTCATACTGCCTTTCTGTTGTTGTCTCATACATAATTATCACCTTCTTCGTTTTTTTGGTATTTTACCATAGCTTGTACCAAAAATAGCTGCAAATGCTGCATATATCCTCATAAATAATGAAGGCTTTATATACATTACGCCTTTCCCTGCTCGTTTCTGTGCTTTCTTATACTCTATCGGTGTTAATGCCAAGTTTTCCACAGTGCCATCATCAGTAACGACTGTTACTCTATAGTATGATAACTTCTGCGGACGTTGTTTTAAAATTTTTGGAGTCAAATATTCTACTTTTCCTATAAATCTCATTCATAACAACCTCCCATGGGTCACAAATGTGCGTTATAAATAGTCAGCTAACCGGACTTATTACCCTCAATTGTGTTGATCTCCACCAGCCAATCGGATTTGTTTCTGTTGACCATAGTACCTTCACATCGACATGGGGCGGAGTTGCCTGTTCTAATGTTTCAAGAACGACACCGATAGCTGTTATGTCACGTTCCTCATCGTATAGATGAACAACCAGATCACCGACTTTCATTTTCCAGCATCTCCTCGATCAGACTAATATAAATAGCTTCCTCGCCGGCGATATAGCCAGTATGAATGTGAACAATGCGTCCTTGCCGATCAATGATAACAGTGTATGGGATGGCTTTCGATGGATTATACTGTGCAACCACACTGGTGTCCTTATCCAATAAGGTCGTGAACTCATATTTGCGCGCCTTTACATAAGCCTTCGCTTTAGAACTTGCTCTTGCCGCGTCAATACTTATAGCAACTACTTCCACGCCCCTATCGGCGTATGTTTTATCAATAGCATTAAGGTGTGGAAGTTCAGTGGCACATGGTCCGCACCACGTAGCCCAAAAGTTTAGTACTATGATCTCGCCACGGTGCTCTGACAACCTATATAGGGTGCCATTGATATCTCTCAAAGAGAAGTCGGTAGCAAGAGGGTTGGTGCCGTGAGCCGCTAATGGCATTGCAAACAACAAAAATGATAATAGAAACTTCTTCATAATTCTCCTACTTCTTCTTGCCGCGTGCCTTGCGACGGTTGGAACGCTTCTTAGAGCCGACCTTACGCCGGCGCCTTGACTTTTTATGTTTTGCTTTGTAGCTCATTATTCTCTACCTCTATTATACAACCATCGTGAACAAATGTCAAGTCCCCAACCCTAAGCGGAATCGACCATTCTTTGCGGAGGACAACTAACTCTTCTTCGTACAATGTCTCAGCCATCCACCCACCATAGCCGCCCCAGCTACCGTCGCGGGGTACATATTCATATGTCTTAAGCTTTACATGGATATATGGGATTGAATCCCCTGCGATAGACTTGACTAATACAATATCGTTCTCTTTGTGCTTTGGTTTCATTATAACATATCAGATTGGCGCCATGAATGACCCTATGCGGATCCACCCGAGGCTGGCTCCAATGCACTGAAGTACTACCGCGTCGAGGTTTGCTAAAGTCAAGTCACCGGCAACATTATCTATGTTTTTACCGTTACGTGAAATCGTCAGCATGTTATTGGCGCCGTTGCTGCCTGAATCCATTCTCTTAATCGTATATATTCTACCAGCCATGGCGTCTGTCGCAGATGGCAATGTAAGAGTAAATGCTGATGAGTTGCAATCTGCGACAATACAAAAGTCAGTTGCGGTTATTGTGTAAGCGCTTGTCCGTAAAGTTCCAGTTGGAAATGATACTGACGATGCTACATGTAAACCAGAGCCCGGGGTACTTGTTCCAATCCCGACTGCTCCATTCACTCCATCAACATGAATATATGCATTATAATTTGCTCTGACAGTGAGAGATTCAGTTCCTGCAGATGCGTTTCCCTTGATCGATACAGAGCTGTCTCCCCAAAGTACACCACGATCATTGTCACAATAAAAACTGTTAGCCTCAACTCTGACGCCACCTCCCTTAAAATTAAAGAAGTTCCAAGAGGCGGGGGAGCCGGCTGTGGAGGCGTTTCCAAACGCAATACCACCGTCAGCATTTATTACAAGCCGCTGGGTGCCGGCTGTGTCAAAGCGAATCTTGTCTTCATCACTGGATTCTTCTACTTGAACTTTGGTGTCGCCATCGGCATCTTCCAAGGTGTCTTCTTTCCCTTGACTTGGGTTTATCTTGGTAGTCGCCATTACTTGCTTACCTTAAAGCTGCTTGACGGTTCTGCATGCAGCAGGATTTCTCGATTAGGAGTCCAACTTGAGACCTCCAGATACTTCGCCTTTGCCTCTTCTTTATTAGATGCCATAATCGCGCCTAAGTCGCGATACTTTTTGGTCTTTCTGTTGTATTCTTGAATAATATAATTTTCCATGATATCTCCTTCAATGGCTGGGGCGGCAGGACTCGAACCTGCAACCTCCCGGGTAACAACCGGGTGTCCGTGCCTGTCGGACCTCACCCCACTATTTAGTTCTATAGTAAATAGTTTGCTTTTCTGTGTTCTCCTGTGGTGGGTCAACTGGGGCTTGAACCCAGAACCTACGGGTTAAAAGCCCGGTGCTCTACCAATTGAGCTATTGACCCATAAAAAATGCTCCCCAGCATCGACTCGACCAAACACGTTTCATCGGGCTTGTCACCCTCCACGCCATCTGCATTGCAATTTAGTCCTCATGGCGATCTGCACGTAGGCGCTTTTCCGGGGCGCCGCTGAACGGGAGCGGAAAGGAATGGAGCGGGAAACGAGATTTGAACTCGCGACCCTCACGTTGGCAACGTGATGCTCTACCACTGAGCTATTCCCGCATTCAACTATTTATCGCTTTGCTTTGCGCGACCATAGCCCTTTTTCCATTCCTGTTTTTCTGTACTCTTTTCAATCCCGGGATGAGGGGCTTTTTTCCGGCGCTTATTAACCAAATCGCTGCTGCTTTCGATTTTATCGCCGCCGACATTCCAAATCATTTCGATGTCCAACTCTTCGCAAACTTGTACTTCTGGAACGTTATCGGACTTTCGATCTCCACCATTAGCAAAGTACGTTGGCTTTAAACGCCGTAGAGCCTCGCACACGGTCTCATCGTGGTCGTCTACCCATTCTACCCTTATTACGCCCTTCAGCGCCTCTAAAATCTCTTTTCGCTGATTCCATGGCATAAACACAAATCCTTTTTTGCGAAATAGCCATGAGTCACTGTTAGCAACAACAATAACATCGCCGTACTCGGCGGCTGCTAAAATCATCCTAACGTGTCCGATATGTACGGGGTCGAACCCCCCTGAAACTACTACCGTGTCATACGGTGTTCTTGCTTTTGTCATTGATTATTCCCTCCTCAATCATGTGTTTAGCGTTTCGTCCGAACCAGCCCTGTAAAGACCATGCCAGCCCAGTATCAACCAAGTGTTGCCAAGCCGCAATGACTTGTTCCTTGCTTTCTGGTTCTAAGAACCCTTCAGCGATACCGATTGCTTCAAAATTTGTCATATATGTGGTACTCCGAGTAGGACTTGAACCTACGACCCACAGCTTAGAAGGCTGTTGCTCTATCCAACTGAGCTACCGGAGCTTGTTTACTTGTAGTAGCTACTAACAAGCGCGTAATAAGCTACGGCTAGAGCATGGTTGTATTTCGGATCAATGCTGTCCATTATTTTAACGATTTGTAAAATGAAAATCTTTGTTTTTTCATATTCAGCTTCATCATGGATGACGCTTTCAACGATATGAAACATCTCTTTTGCTGCAGCCTCAACATCGTCTAATGCCAATAAACGTGCAGCGTATGATTTAGCGAGATTTTCGGTGTCGTCCATATCATACTAAATAGAATATAACATCAAATGTGGTCTTTGTCAAGCTCTTTTTTAAAGTTCTTTAATCTAACGATTCCATCTACCACCGTAACGTAGGTCATATGCTCTACCCAATCACCAGTATTGACATATGTTTTGATTTCTTCATTGTGATTGACCCAGATCACAGTCTCCGGTCGGTGAGAGTGTCCCATTATTGACACGTCAACATCATTATTGAAGTCGATTATATCCCAAAGCCTTATGAGCTTACGTTTAGCTAATGCTTTGTTTGACCACCATGTTGCCAAGTCAACACTAAATCTTCTTTCCAGCCAGTCTTGGCAGACCGAGACCAACTTTAATAATATACCCTCCGCAAATCTGGACCAAAATCCTTTATCGTAACGGTCGCCGTGTTCAACTCTGAATGTTCTGCCAGAATCGGTAAAGGTATACTCTTCCATAAAGCGAATCTGGTTGAGTTCTTTGCCGGCGAATTCGTCAAAGCTGAAATCGTGATTTCCGATAATATAAACAACGCTATGAAACGATGCTATCCGATGCAGAATATCCAACGAGTGTTCTGAGAAGATGGGCACCTTCACGAAGTCCACAATATCTCCAGCCAAGATTAGTTCGTCGCATTCCACTCCATTGAGGAACTGAAGTAATTCCTCTTCCTTGCAATACGCACTCCCAATATGTAAGTCAGAGATTATTACCCGTTTCACTATCGTCGTCAGTTTTAAATGCTGCTTTTGCAGCTTTTATAAATTTAGCTCCTATAGTATAACTATCAAGTTCCTCAATAGTTACCCATTTATACTCAGTGTGTTCTTCACTTAGTTTTATTGTACCATTGTACTGACGTGTTTTATAAAACTTTATTCTGCCATGCTGGTGTACTTGTACGGGGCTTGCAATGTCAAGAGTAGTTTCTTCTTTTACTTCTCTTTTGAGTCCAGCTATCTCGTCTTCATCTTCATGGATATGACCGCCCGGGAAATCCCATTCGTTAGGGTATTTTTGTGCATCAGAACTGCGCTTTACAATCATAAACCGATCATCGGTATTGATGAGAATTATTTTGCGTATTTGATCAGAGTCCATATCCTCTAATATATAGTGCCGCCAATTTTCAAAAAGTTGCTTCACTGCCTAAACAGACCCACATCTACCATAACTAGTTGCCCACTATCTGGGCGCATCATGACATTGCCTGTGTGCATGTCTCTGGGACTAAATGATTTGCCGTGCAGATATTCCATTGCGTTCAACAAACCCTCGGCTTCTGAGAATGTCTCTTGCGTGTGTTTGCCGCCGCCGCCTAATCTGGCACCTTCTGGGGCGCCGTACGTCATTGGAACGACTTGCATCTTCAGATGGTAATACATCCTATCATCAAGCTCGTATGACACACTGTCCATCACTGATTCTCTACGAGTTGAAAAGTAATCGTGGAGTTCAGGGTTGGCGTCTGGATCCAACTCATGTTTCTTGACAAAATCAGGAAGCATGTTATCGATCTTATTAAAAAAGATGTTTAATAATCGTGGTCCATGTGGCTCAAATGACGAAGCATGATAGCGTGACAAGCGACCATAGTTAACATACATGTTTTCTCTTGGGCTTTCGCCTGTAAGGAAAGCGTTGGTGACTTGCTTAATCAACGTGTCAAGATGCCATTTAGACCAGCGGTCCACAGCAGCAGTCATATGAGGCGAGATGGACTTAGCCATGTTTGTGATCAACTCAGTTACCGCACCTTCACTGCCGAATGTACGTTTGATTTTGCTTGTAGGAATCTCTTCGTCGGGGTCATCCATTAATAAAGTGGCCAGTACTTCCTTTGGTGCAGTAGTCAACAACTCCATAATAATCACTAACGCACCTTCTGCCATTTGATACGGCTGCTCGCGGTGGTTTACGATGTCTTTGCCGGGAATTCTGTCAACAGAGTACACATTAACAAGGTGCCGTTTTACCTCTTCGGGTAGGTTTGTTCTATTCTCCAGAATCCATCTATAATTTTGCTCTTCTTTATCAATCTGTTGACCTGCCAAGAGTGCTGATACTACTTTAACTGCAAGTCTGCGCCCTGAACGTCCTTCAATCTCCCAAATCTTTCCGTATTGCCCTTCATCAACAAAACGATTGACCCAGAAGCCTCGGTCTTCCAATATCTTCTCCAGCATACGCGGCATGACGCGCACAGGCTTCACAGGCTTGGGCGCAGTTGCTGTTGCGTCAACACTGTCGCCGCGGACACCTAAAGCCTTAAGCGCATTCTTAAGCGCGCCGCCGCGCTTCTCGTTCTCCATGTCTTTCTGGAGTTTTTTCACCAAGTCGGAAGTTTCACCCTCGGTAAACCGCCGGAAGTTTTCAAGTAGGAGTTTCATCTATCGTCGCTCCTTGTAGTAAAACGCCAGAGGGTAAAAGAACCGAACCAAAAATCTCCAAACTATCTAAGGCGGTTTTAGCACTGCTGTTCCAATATTCTAAATCATCAGGATCACCCATCTCTTCATACTGCTGTACTATCGTCATGTTTGGTTCTATTTCGCCTCTTATTTTTTCCAACGGCACTTTTACTATTGTCGGACTCTCATAACTATTGGCATAGTCTTTTGCGGTTTGGAAATCTCCCCAATATGTTTCAACTGCTGTGAAGTTATCAATCATTTCGTGGGCGAAATCCTTTGAGGTTCCGTGATATAAGTAACCTTGTTCTTCTTTCAAATACTCTCGCCAATTTTCAAGTAGGTCTTTCATTTTTTTAAGCCTTCGGTTCCGTACCCTCCGAGAGACCATGAGCCGTTCATTATATGACCAACATGGTGAACATCATCAAACCCCATGGCATGACCAAGTTCGTGTTCTAAGATTCTTTCCGAATCACCCCATGCTGACATTATCTCAATCTTTGCTTTAAAGATTCGACCGGTATCATTATTGCGCCAAGTTTTAGTTGTACCCAAATGAGTTCCCATCTTAAAGCCTTGGCTCGGGATGTCGATCATTATTGTACCCCATGGTACCTGACCAATCGCGCAACCATAATCGTCAGAGGGCGCTATCTTAATATCACCAAACTCGTAACCTAATCGTTTCCAATATCCGACAGCCCTCTCTATCCTATCCATGGTCACTGGACCTCGATGACATAGTATAATATCCGGAGGATAGTGCCATGTGCCAGTGCGGGTTGGGATGCCTGATGCGTAGGTTTTCGCAGGACACACCCATGTTTCCTGAGGGGGTAATAGTCGGTCCACCGTATGTGCCGTACGGGGAAACGGATGTGCTATAGCTACCCAGAGAAGCAATGCTTTCATTCATGTGACCTCCACTATTCGTAAACAATTGCGTGTCCTTCGTTTATTAACATTTGATTGACACTTTCTTGACTTTCTATAAATAGTTCTCCTAAACATCTTCCGTACTTTCCGACGCCATGAGAAACTAAAACAAATTTGTCATCGGAAGCGGTCAATATCTCCAAAAGACGTGCTTTCGCTGCCAGTCCTTTTTCCTTCTCCGACAAATCGCGAGTGCGAGATTCTGGTGCGTTAATCCCATAAAGACGAATGCGCTTCTTAACCCAAACCTCAAAGCCCAAGTCAATCAGCGCATCTACCGTATCGCCGTCAACAACACGAATCAACTTCGCATTGTATTTGTACATTTATAACAGTCCTTCGACCCAGCCCTGAATTGTTCCTTCGTTCCAGCCATTAAGCCCATGTTGTAAAACCATGTTGCGGTCAATAATAACTAGCGTTGGCCAACTTGTCACAGGAT